GTAGGCATTCCAAGTTCTCTGAGTCGGTTCTCTTCGTCTCTACTAAGATTTTCAAGTACGAATTGTTTAAATGTCTTTACCATAGTTTTGCGTTTTATGTTTTATTCAGATACGTCATCATCCTCTTCTTCATCATCCCGCCGATCGTACTTTGAGGCTAACGCATTGCTAACGATTTCTCTAGCTTTTTCAAAAAATCCGACAGAATCTTCGTATCCGGTGATCTCATCCATTGCTAGCTCAATCTCTTCTGCAATCTCGTCAGTCTGCATTGAACTAGGATCTCCGTTTTGGAAAAATTCGCCCCAGTCAAGATCATCAAGATCAAATGATTCCTGAAGGCCTAGTTCCTTTTGACTTATGAATCCTTCCGCTTTGACCGTTGACATGTAGAAGTCTATTGAAACTGTAATCTCTGCCCAAAAATCTCTTTCAATGTCTGGGTATAGATCAGAATCTATCCCGAAATCTTCAATGTTCATGTTCCAACTTGATTCAAGTTTGAGCACGTTATCGTCAACTGTGCCGCCAAAGCCTTTAGCCAATTGGTCAAGATCAATTGTAGGCATTCCAAGTTCTCTGAGTCGGCTCTCTTCGTCATTACTTAAGGTTTCAAGTACGAATTGTTTGAATGACTTTATCATAGTTTACCTATTTTTTATCCAGGAAAGTGTGAGTACAACGTGTCAACCTTTTCTGTATATTCTGGTGCGATTGTCGTAAGCACGTCAGCCAGCAACGAGTACAGAGAAACAAGTTCAGAGTACTCTCGATATTCGCTAGTTGAATTATCGTTTCTAAACAGTGCCATTACATCAATCAAGATTTCCTCAAGCAGCTCATAAATTTTTTCAGCGTCAACCTTTGCCGCGAATTCCTCATCGGATTCAACGTACTCAGATTCGGTCTTTAGATAATTATAGTAGTCTTGAGCAGAGTTCACTAGATTCTGCAGATCAGCTTGAGTATCTCTAACTTTGTGAGACTCGATCTCTTCCTTGTCGACCTTCTCTAACGAGAATAGAGGTACAGTTGCAATGTTCTCTTTTGAGTTGTGCAATTTTACCTTTGCGTATTCTCCCGTGATCGCAACCACTTCTCCCATCCCTCTGTATGATTTTACTGAATCGCCAACCTCAATGTTATTTGGATTAGAGTCCTCTTTTCTGTCAGGTTGATAAGATATTTCAAAGTCTTCTTCGAAGTTCTCGAAAAGTTTAATGTATTTCATTATACTTGATGATTAATTCTCCCAATACTTCAATAATACCGACTATTCTCTGAAATTCCATCTGCTTTAGCTTGATGGCTTTAGTTGAACCGTCAATCGTCTTTAAGTGTTCGGCTAATTCTTTTTTTGCATCAGCTACATCAAATTTACCAGCAGCTGCCTTTTTATAGTAAGGAAATTTTACCTTAAAGTGTTGATAAGTAAGTAGAGCATCTCCGCCCTTTTCCTTTGCGTTCTGTGCGATCTTTGAAGCACCGGCAAGACGAGTCTTTGCAAATTCTTCCAAGGATTCATTTTTCTTTGCTTCATTGATGACGAACTCTCTGAAGCTGAATTCAGTCTTTATTTCTGAGTTTCCTCTAAGTTTTTGGTGTAAATCCCAATTAATTATTGACATTATATTAGATTTGCGTTTTTTACAGCAGTTTTTATCATATCCACAATAAACTCTAGTCTAGAGTCAATGCTTCATAGGGTTATTTATACTCTATTCGAATCCTTGACTTAAATTCTTGTGGAAATTGATCGCCTGCTGACTTCATGAGATCCGCAAAACAGCCGTCCAAGAAATAGGTGACAGCCCAGTCCTCTGGAGTACGAATAGAACGCCCGACTCCCTGTAACACAGCGATTGAGGTCTTCCAGTTGTACCATTTTTGGCTGTATTCCAATTTTGCAGCAACGTACTTGTCGCCAAGGTGAGGATATGGAACCTTTAGGAATATTTGGAATCTGCTGTGATCATCGACCATGTTCAGACCCTCTAGAATGGAAGGTCCCATTAGGACCATGCCCTTCTTTTTAATCATTTTCTTTAGAGCAAGTTCCTTTTCGCCGGAACCTTTATATAGCAGAATGCGTTTCTTAACATCCTTGGGAAGGCCATTAAAAATCTTAGTATTCAATTCATAAGAACCGGAATGGATGATCCCAGAGTCCTCAGAGTGCTCACGAATGATTCTGGTTACCGTATCTATTGCCCATTGTAAGTTATCGTTCAAGAATCTGGCTGACATTTTCTTACCTGGGTAAAAAATAATCGGCGACCTCTCCCAATTGAAGTTACTTTCAATCTTGAAGTACTTTGCCTTCTTGATTCCGTGATTTCTCATGAAGTCTCCAGCACCTCCCATCGTTGCAGTCATCAGTAACTTAAACCCGAACTTTGTAAAGAAGTGCTTTTGTAGCAAGTAGTACTCATCAATGCAGTTAAATGTGATTGACTTCTCTCCAGGATTCTTTACGAGCTTTTCAAGACCTACCTTGTCAATAATATCACAGTAATCTTCCAACTTACAGTGAACGTCCTTCACCCAATCCGCAAGGTTGAAAACCGCAAGCCATTCTAGTGGAATGTTCTCCTCTACGAATTCTTCACCTGCATTTTCTCTAAGAGGAGCGGTTGATTGCACAAGCGTAGCTAGCAACTTAGTGACCTCTCTTAAAAGTTTAAGTAGAGTCGAGTGATCCTCGTGCTCGTAAATCAAGTTAATTGCTTTCTCCAGTCTCTTAAAATTAACAGCTGGTGCCTTTTTACCAATATCCTCAAGCCCTTCTGCAAGCTTTTGAGCCTTGCTCACGATTTCGGTTGAAACGATTGGGCTAAAATGACTCTGTACAATGTCTAGAAGCTTGTGAGCCTCATCACATACGACAAAATCTCTTTGCGGAAAAGGAGAGCCTCTGCCCGTACCTTGCTGCTGTTGTTCAACATAATTTCTTTGAATTAGAGCATAGGGATAAGTAAGTAGAGCGATCGGAGATTTAATAGCCTTTTTGCGTGAGGTTAAGTAGCCACAGTGCTTAAAACAAGGCAAAGATTCTGCAGCTTCATAGGTTGTGCCCTTGTTCTTACACTCACCGACTGAGAATTTCTCGCCATTCACCGCACACGTGTAATTATCGACGCCCTTGATGTTGCCCCAATTCCAGAGCTGCATTTTACGAAAGTCCTTTACGTACTGCTCGTGCAAAGAAAGATCAGACGCTAAGATGTAGCCTCGATTACCCTTGAATGCCAAAAAATCCGCGAACAACATTGCAATAACTGACTTACCAGAACCAGTTGGAGCATCAAGTAGATAGATTCCGTTTGGATCCTCCTCATAGGCTTCTATAATATCAATGATTGCCTCTTGCTGTTGCGGTCTGAACTCCAATCCTGGGTGCTTGCCCTTTACGAACTGTTCAAACTCTGCTTTTAGTTTACCCATTTTTCAATTCTACCGCTTTTATTAATAAACTTGCCGTTGCGTAGTTGGTTGCAATCGGAATATTGTGCACGTTACACAAGCGCAACAGCATTTGCACATCGACCTCATGTGGATGTGATGAGAGTGGATCAATGAAGAAGATCACTCCATCTACCTTGCCTTCCACTAGCTCGGCTGCAATTTGTGCATCTCCGCCCTGAGGACCTGAGAATTTTCTCTGTACGCTAAGGCCTGCATGCTCAATGTGAGCGCCTGTTGTACCAGTAGCGACCAACTGGTGCTGTTTAAAAAAGTCAAGGCGTTTCATGATGAATGCCACCATGTCCGCCTTTTTATTATCGTGTGATATTACTGCTATTCTCATTTTGTTTCTACCTTTCCGTATGTTTCAATCCAGACCTTGGCTCCACATGATAGCGGAGCGTCTGGTGAATATTTTATTTTTGCTGCCGGCAAACCATCCTGCCCGTAAATGATTGCCTCATTTGCGTACTCATTCGTCTTATAGGTTTTACAAGTCAAGACCGGTCGGTTTTCGCCCTTGTTATTGGCCTTGATATTGTGTTGATTTACGTGAATTATTGTCTTCATAGTTAAAAAGTTTCTTTATCCCAGCCGTCCTCACTGTGCATGTACTCGCAGCACGGATATTCTCGGCCAAGATCATCAATATAACACCAAACCTTTCCAGCCTCAATCCATTTCCAGTCCTTGCCTTCTTCGCCGTCCGGTAATTCAGGAGTGTCTAATGGAGGATGATATGCATTCACATCAACTGAATAATGATTGCAACTGCATCCTCTATGTACACAGTCATCGCACGAACTTGGATTTCCACCGTCTGCGTATCCTGGCCCATAGCACCAGGTCGCAATCTTTCCGCAATCGCAGAGTTCTTTACCAGCTATCGACATCAGTTAAGTCTATTTTTACCCTTGCGGTATGTGAGTATACTTCAATACCTTCTCCGATTCCATTTGGTGTAATCGACCAGGTTAGGAGTCCAATCTCTCCGTACAGGGACTTGATATGTGAGCACCACTTATCAAACCGTTTCTGCTGTTTTTCGTTTAGCTCTACTGTTATTACTTTTCGATTTGACATTGTATTTCTTAAATGTTTTACTGAACCTCTTTTCCCAAGTTTTGATACCTCGTATTCCCTTCATTTCGTCCGCTGCTCCTGTTGATAAGTAGGCTTGAATCTCGTCAGCTACAACCTTTTCAGGATACCCGATCTGCAGAATAACGCTGGCTAGAGAATCGTGCAGATTTATCGGTAATGCAGAGATATTCTCAAGCATTTCCTTTTTATAATCAGAGTTCGTGAAGAACAAAGCATGTGCCATTTCGTGATCCATTACCCATGAGTCTAATGCGTCTACTCCGAGTAGATAGAAGTTACCTCTCTTTTGGTGTTGACGAATTCGCCACAAAATATTCATCATGTGTTCGTCATACGGAGTTATCATATCAGTCTCATAGTCTAATTGATTATAACAACCCTCAACTTCGGAGCTTGGAACATTATAACCGCACCAATCAAAAGTATACGAGAAGTAATCCTTATTCATGCGTTTTCGGTAATGGTTCATGTAGGCAAAGATATTGAAGTTGCGGCCTCTAAACTCAGAAAAGGCAGACTCGTAGTACTCTTGTGCTCGCAAGAAGAGCATTGCTCTATCGTAATCATCGGCCACTTGCACCGCGTAAATTTTTGGTGCAACCTCGTACAGTGAGTACGTTACGATTGATAAATCTTCTGTGTGAGATATTAATTTCATAATTATATTATACTCATTTTACAAATTAGTAGCGTTTCATTTTACATATTATCAAAAAAGGCAACCATTTGGCTGCCTCTCTATAATTTTCCAGTCAATACGTAGTAGATCGAGATCAGTGCAATAACAACTGCCGCTACGACTATTGTCCATGAAATGATCTTAGTTGTATCCTCGACCTGTTTACGAGTTCGACCTTGCCATTTATTTTTATCCCATCTATTTTCCATGAACTAGAATTTTTAACCTCCTAAAACGTCTTCTATTATGATTTCCATTTGATAAATTTAAAAAAGAAGAGGGAGGAATCCAACCCACCGTCACGGCCATTATGGCTTGCTCTCATTAGTGTCACTGAGCTACTCTTCTTGGTGCGGATGAAGGGACTCGAACCCCCACGTCGTGAAACACTAGATCCTAAGTCTAGCGCGGCTACCAATTACGCCACATCCGCATTTTAAAGAACTTGTTTTTTTAATTTAACCTATTAGAATAATATCAACTACAATTTCTACAACACCAAGTGCTTTCATTCTATTCATTTGTTATTCTATATACGGTTATTATACCCAATTAAACGGTGTGCGGTATCTGAACTCTCACACAAGTTTGAGGTTGGTGCTCATTCATCAAGAAATTATTGATGTAGCCCATAATATTGGCTGCTCCAATCGGATTCGCTGAGTGCACATAAACTTGTGGAAATCTAATCTGTAGGCCAATCTTTCTAAGTCTTGAGGTATCCAACGCTTCTGGGTACAAATCATAGAAATAGTTAACCAACCATTTAGCACAATCGTATCCAGTTTTCTCCGTGATATTATTATAGTCAAGAGTGTAGTTAGGACTCACGTTATTGAAGTATTCTGACATTGCTGAGTCACCCAGGTCGTGATCCAATGAGATCATGTGAATGTTATCTAATCCAAGTTCTTTCACCTTGTCAACGAACTCCTGATAGTTTCTAACCACTATCCAATCTCCGCCGGCTGGATCAATTTTCGGTGTACGTACATCATCTAAGTAAATGCGAACTAATTTATTCTCCTCCATTTAGTAAAAATTTATTTGAAATTGCTTTAAACGAAATTTTTCGATCGTGACTTCTGATAACAACTCCCTCTCTATCAAAATTTGGATTAAGTGTTGATTTTGCATCAGCGTAGTCAAGCAATTGATCTATTGTATCAGGCAAAGTGAATTCGGTTTCAACGATTGGAACAATTGGTAAACCCAATCCCAAGATTAATTTAGTAAACTCTTCAAATCCCAAGTATTCTTGAGTATCAATATTGAATGCATTAAAGAAGTAAACCGCTTGGCCTCTTAATTTATACGGGTTCTTTTGAATTCCCTCACCCACTAATTCTCCTTGAATGCAGATATTGTAGCCAACTGACTCTAATTTAGTCTTAAGCTCCATTTCTCTAGCGACTTTCCAAAAAGTATTTTCATCGGTCTCAAGCAGTTCCAAATTACGGGAACAGGCTCCAAACTCTCCGTCCTTTAGGTAGAAAGTTGCGGACGATCCGTCCAATTTCTCAGTTACGTAAAAGGCCCGATCTTTCCAACTTTCGTAATGATCGGTTAAGTTCTGTACGCGCTCCTCATCAGTCTTGTGAATGAATGATGGGAACATGCCTTTAACCTTACCGGCTAATTCTGCTGGAATTGGCGGCTCATACTTAAGCACGCACATGTACTCTGTAACATCAGATCCTTCTTCGATAACTATTGCATTATCATAGGGTCCAAGCTGAAGTTGATCTCCCCAAGGCTGTTTACTGATTCCGATCTTCATTTCATCGCCCTTTTCCAAGACACTTAATGGTAAACACAGGCCTTGTGAAACTTGCCCCCTAAGTCTAATGGTTTTTAATCTGAATCCCTCTAAGTCTCCCATCTTTTTATATGAAGACTTTCTTAGGAATTCAAATTCTTTCTCCATTGGTAGAAACGAATCTATTTCAAAATAAACGCAAAGGTCGCCCTCTGTGAATTCGCCTTTTTTTGCAACGACGTTCCAGCTATTGATCTGAACGATTTCAATTGCATCAGCCCCATCAATCGGTTTGATTGCACGGACTCTTTGAATGCTTGCTAATTTTCTTTCCATTTTTTAATCTTTTATTTTTAAAATTAAGGTACCCCAACCGAGGCCAATCCAAAATTTGAACCAAATGACTTCTACACCAATCATTAAGTTAGGTGAGTGCGTATCCTTCCATAACCATTTAGGCAAACCTTTGGTTGAACCTACCGTTCGGTACGTTTTCCACCAAATTCCCAATCTTCTCTCAAGCGTCCACTTTCGTTTGTCCCACCAATTATGGTCAGTTTCCTCCTCCCATTGGTGTCTGAGCACTAGGTCGATCTTAAGTTGACCCAGACTAGCGTGAAGGCCGTGATTACTCTTTCTCATGGCTTGAGTTTTTGATTATTGTGTAGGTTCCGCATACTGTTACTACTTGTGGATCTCCACCGCAATTGCACTCGTTCTTAAATACGATACAGCCGTTCGCGTCCTTTGTATAGGAATCTGTCGCGTATTGGCCGCCTTCGCCGCTAATCGTGTACTTTGCCTGTTTTCCGCAGCTTGTGATAACTAAACTGATGAATATAAGTAAAACTAAATTTTTCATATTATTTTAATTGTTTACGATAAAAAATTACATCATAGTGAGGAGCAACAAAATTAGCCCACTCAGCTGAAGATACTTCGTATGAATATCCTAACTTACTCAATTTTTCTATGATTTCTTTAGTTTTAGGTATCAAATCTTCATTTAAGAAATCATGGAATTCTACAGTAATTTGATTTATTTTTGAGTAGGTTTCGTCTTGGATGTTGTTCAATAACTCATATTCTGAACCTTCAATATCAATTTTTAATAAATCAATTTCAGTAATGTCGTTTTCTTTAATTATTTCGTCTAACGTTATTGTCAACACTTCATGTTTGACTCCATCGAAATAATTAAAAATAGTTGAGCCATTATATGGCGAATTACTATCTTCGTAAAATTCAACAAGTTGATTTTGATTGTTTGAAATGACTCTATTATAGAGAACGTAATTATCTTTTTTGGGAATTTCGGAAAAATTTTTGAAGGAAGCTTCAACGAGTATAGCTTTCTTTAATTTATATACGTCTTCCATTTTCGTTGTAAACTCTCCTTTGCATGCTCCAAGATCTATAATTACAAGGTTTTCATTAAAGTACTCATCGAAAAAGGTATGTTCTTGAATATTGTTTTTCATATTAATCGTTAAATAAGTTTACTAAGTAGCTAAACATTTCAAAATAGGGATGAGTGTTCGTATCATCGTATCCTAATTTTACCATGAAGTTATCATTCTCTTTCCGGTACATCTCAAACATTCGACTGCCCGTCATCTTTGAGTACTGCACATTAGCGATACGATCGCATAACTTAACGAACACCGCGCCGGGAGTATTTCTGATTCCTTCATAGTACTTGTCATTCGCGCGCTCATTACGGTTTTTACCTTTCTCATTAGTAACCGCATAGACGATATCAGCAGCCTCTTGACCAAGTATGGACTTTACGTCATTGTACGAAACTCGACAATCCTCTATTAAATCATGACCCCATGCTGCTCGCAAGCAGGCGGTTCTTAGTGTGACTGTCCTATCATTTCCACGATCGATCTCACGAACTCCTGTGAAGTAGTCAACCTTATCGTCTAACAGGTGCCTGTACTTATCCGCAACATGAGCTACCATTCGTAAATGAAACTCGTAAGGTAGGTACGTATCGTACATGTGATTTGTTTCTGTGTGCTGATTAATGCACCATTGTGATGTGTTCATATTATTCCTCCATTGTTGGTTTCAACCAAATCTTTGTCATAAAAATGTATTCAAATAGCGCAGGATACCTCATTAATACTCTGAGAGTTTCGGCAGTATCGTGTTTGAAACATTTAAGTAGTTCTTCCCTGATTCTCTCAGCTGATACGACTGCCATGAATACTTCATAATCGAAGTGCTTGATGTGCTGATGCATTTCAGCTGTGATTACAAAGCCCTTAGTGATCATGAACCTGATCGCTCTTAGGATTCTCAAAGGATCGTCCTTGAAAGTAACCTCGCAAGGTAACGGTGTTCTAAGAACTCCATTTTTCAAATCCTCAATTCCGTTGAATGGATCAATCAACGCTCCGTTCTCGTCCTTGGCTATTGCATTGAGCGTGAAGTCACGTCTTTCCAAGTCATCGAATAGAGTTCCTGGCTTGACGATTGGTGTTCTTGTAAAAGGTACGTATCCAATCTCTTTTCTGGCCATTACGAAATCCGCAACTCCCTGGTACTTGTGACCTTCTGGAAATTTAGCCCTGATCGTATAACACTCTGCTGTTACCAAAAAGATCTGAAACTTCTCACGAGTCAAGTAGTCAACCAGAACTTCAAATAGGTCAGCCGCTTCCGGAAATTCTTCAATTAAAGAATCCTTGGGCACGGCAACGAAATCAACGTCCTTTGACTGGACTCCAAGAATCTCGTCCCTGACCTTTCCACCAACTTCATAAAATTTAAAAAACGGTTTCATATTTTTTAATATACTAATTATCGGCCTTCATTTGTTTCATGGTGATCGTTTGGCAAAACCAAGCACCTAACTGGGCGATCCCTCATGATCTTTGCGATCTCCTGTAGAGAGTAAGGGCTTAGGTCATTACCGTCCATTCCAACGTCCATTGCTTTGCCTGCATGTATTTTATTCTCTGGGCCCAAGTGAACGTGACCGTGTAGGTGAATGACTCCACGATTCATATCGTGCCAGCTTGCAATGGGATAATGACACATGACCAAGGTCTTTTTAATGACCTCGCCTGGGTTTATTGAATTGGGTTCGTTTGGAATCGTAAGCTCAAGTCTCAAGTACTCGTGTACCGAACTGAACAACTTTTGGATTCCTCCCTTGTCCCTCTCGATGTGTTGGTCGTGATTTCCGAGCAGGAGATGAATGTTCTTACACAGGATTCTCTGCCTAAACTCGGCTATATTCTCGTATCCTCCGAATGACCAGTCTCCCAAGTGGAATAGAATATCGTCCTCCCTAACCAGGTGATTGATGTTGTTGATTATCGCCTCATTCATCTGCTCTAAGGTATCGAAATCCCTAGTCTTGCTTGACTCTGGCCAATTAGAGGTTCCCCTACAGATATTTGAGTGTTTATAGTGAGTGTCTGATGTAAACCAGATACGCTGATGTGGCTGTAATGTAATTTTCATAGATATAATTTACTCTTCCTCTTGCCAAATTAGACCGTCTCCTTCAATTAAAATGTCGTCAGCTATATCCGCTAACATGTCGGGTGCCTCAATTAGAGCATCATCATTTTGACATATACACTCCCCAGGCCCATGACTTTCAAAGTACTTGGTGAGTTTGGCAATAGCAGCCTCCCTCTTTTCCGGAGTCCAGATTACTTTCCAATTTCTCATTGATAAATTTTAAATTTCATTTTCTTTGCAATACCTCAAGTAGAGAGCCTGCTGCCTGATTCCGAACTCACGAGTCAATAGGTTTGCTGGTGCTCCCTCATTCACGACGAATGTGACGTAGCCTGCCATTCGTTGAGCATCAAATTCCTTTACTCGACCTTGCACTTTTCCAGTTGCCGGATCAGCAATCAGTCGAATTGCATTCGTTAAGTCTTTAGCGGTTTCGCAAAGATTGACCGCTTTAAATTTTTCTAGTTCTGTCATTTCATTTGAATTAAATACTTATTTCTAACTTCAAGAGCGAGCCGACGTTGAGTGAATGTCGAAGGAGTTTCCATTCCACCTAGCGCTGACACAAAGTGATCAATCTCCTCTTCGGTCGCATGCTCACAGATGTAATCATACTCCTCGTCAGTTATGTTAAATGCGGCCTTTATTGCATTATCGAATAGGTCTAGTATTCCACCCTTTGCTGCAAAGTTTATTTCATCTCTTATATTCTTCACTGTTTTATATGTCTTGTTTCAATATTTTTAAAACTTCTTGATTTATTTTTTTCCAATCCTCAAGGGTCACGGGGAACTTTTCATTTTCGGTTCCGCCGATCGTTATGTCAACGTAATCAGTATGAGCGACAACGTCCATGTACTGACCTGCCGATTCAAAAGATATTTGCTCAACTCTAACCTTGATGCTCGATTCCATTCTATGCTGGATTTGTTATATTGTGGTGTTTATATATAACCGTTATATTCAATTTTGATAAAATTTTGATTTATTTATAATTTTATACTTCGTTGTTGTATAATGTCAATCCAAGTTTTTAGTATAGTCGCATTATTTCGATTTGGTTTTCCATTTTCAACTGAAGATAGGTATTTTTGAAAAAAATACTTTAAACTATCAACATCAGATAATTTGCAACCTGGTAATGATACATCAACCTCTTTATTATCGAGAATATACTCGTTTTTGTAATCTAATTCGTTCATAATATTATTTGTTTGGTTTTTAAAACTTGTACAAAAATTTGTCATTAATAATATACTATAAAAACAAAAAACTGACTACTCAGTGTAGTCAGTGTTCATGATCTCGATTGCATAAGAATTTACGATTGGTCTTCCTGTATTGTAACAACCAAGCGCAACGTCCCAGCCACCGTACTTCTTTTTTAAGTGAGCGAGCAACTTCATTGAGGTCTCAACGTTAAGCTCTAGATCGGTCAGTAATTTCTTTGATGTAATCTTTTTCTTGCCTCCCCAAATGAAATTTGCAGTTGGCACCTGAATCTGCATGGCACCATAGGCGTTGGCTGATGAAGTCAATTTTGGATTGTACCTCCAATGAAATGGTCCGCCGTAACGAGTCTCCTTATGAGCGACTCCCATTGCGATTCTAAACGGTACTCCATATTCGGCAGAGTACTTCTTTAGGTAGTCGTACATTTGGATACACGGTGGAGCGTGTTGAATGTCCATCGCTCCGTCCGGTAGTCCATCTGATTCTTGACTCATTTCATAAGCCCACACTGCTCCAAATAGCATGACGCAGAAGAGGATTACTATGGTTCTTAATGAAAACATCTGAAATTACTTTTGTGCAGGAACTGCTTGTTTGTAAATACGATTCGCATAGAGATTGAAGATGACCATGCCAACTGAATCTTGATAGATTGAATAGATACCGGTCTTACGGTCAATCACCAATAGCTCATTTCGTTCGTTAATCGCAACCGATGTAGTCGTTAGCGGTTTGATATTGTCCCATTGGGTCTTATCAACCTTGTTTGTCATTACCCAGTAATAATAACCAATGAAGAATCCTGCAACTAGTGCAATCACCAGCATTAGTAGGTTACCGAGTTTTTTTGCGAACGCACTTAATTTATCAAGCGCTGCAGTCAAAATTTGTTTTTTATCCATAACGTAAGTTTTTGGGTTTGATATTAATATACCCAAAATCTGACCGGATTATATTAATGGCCGTTGGTTGAAGTATTATAGAATACAAGACCAGTAACGTTGGTCGTTTTTGTGATAGTTGGAGTTGAGTAGTTGAAAGTTAGAACATCACCACCTCCATTTTCGCCGAATTGAATTCTGATTGGATAGTATACTCCAGCAGTCAAAGCAATTGACCCTGAAAGTTCTAACGTTCCATGTAATCCACCGTTATTTACAGTTGCGTTAGAGGTTGTGAATCCGCTAACTGCATTACTTCCAACCCAAACGTATGAGGCATCATCACTTGATGTAAAAAAAGTATAGGTTTCGGTTGTGGTAGGTTTAAAATAGCCTAACCATTGACAACTGAACACGGATCCATCGTCCGTTGCTGCTTCCGTAATTGAGGTAGTTTGCACCGAAGTTGCAGGATTTGAGCCAAAGGCTTGAGGCGTAGCCGTAGCAAAGAAGTTAACGTTATCTAAACTAGGTGTTCCGCTTAATGATCCAAAATAACCAGTATAAGTTGTCTTAAAGAGCCCGGCAGCATAAGGTATAAAGGTTGTATAGAAGCCGTTTGCTAGCAGCCAGGTTCTGGCTGCGGCTGCCGATGCAAATGCAGTAGTTCCAAATCTTCTAGCTTGACTGTTAGCTAGGTTCAAGAAAGCCTGATCAGTCAGACCAGCTGACCTCCAAAACTGAGGGTCTGTTCCATTCTGTCTGACTATTAAATATCCGAGATCTTCGTCAGGACTCATCCACCAAGTGACTGAACCTGGCCGATTGGACCATATTGTGGTCGGTGTGCCTGTTCCAATCGCAAAGTTTCCGCTTTGAGTCGTTCCGGTGATTGCTGAGCCTAGATTAATTGCATAAGGTCTATAAGTTGGCATAGTTCTAAATACTTTCGGTTATTTATTCACCGCGCCACCGGCAGACTAGGCTTTGATGGAATACTGATCGAGCCAGTATTGAATCATTTCATCCAACATTGTTTCAAACGTGTAATCATGAGACCACCCAGTAGCCCTAACCAATTTGCTTGGATCTCCCTTTAGATCATGAAGTTCTTCAGGCCTAAGAAACTTCTCATCAGTTTTGACCCAGTCTTGCCAATTCAATTCCAGTTTAGAAAAGACGTATTCGCATAGATCCCTAACCGAATGGGATACTCCAGTTGCGCAAACAAAATCTCCAGGCTTATCCAATTGTAGAATTTCCCACATTGCTCTAACGTAATCCTTGGCATGACCCCAATCTCGAGTCGCACCCAGATTACCGAGTCTAAGTTCATTAGAAAGACCTAACTTGATCTTCACGGCCTCCTTACACACCTTATTGGTAACGAAATTCGTTCCGCGTCTTGGAGACTCGTGATTGAACAGGATTCCGTTAGACACGTACATGTTATATGAATTTCTGTAATTTCTTGAAATATTATAAGAAAACACTTTTGCACAACCGTAAGGGGAAACCGGATTCATTTGAGTCGTTTCTCTTTGGTAACCGTCCTTGTCTATTGAATTACCGAACATTTCTGAAGAAGAGGCTTGATATACTCTAGAGTCAGGCTTAATCATTCTTACGGCTTCAAGCAGATTTAGCGTGCTTAATCCAGTTGCATGGGCCGTGTATACGGGTTGATCAAAGGAAATCCTAACATGTGATTGAGCAGCTAAGTTATAGATCTCGTCTGGCATAATCTCTTGAACAACTCTGATCAGCGACGACAGATCAGTAACATCAGCATAGTGAAGTTTAACCCTTGCATAAATATCATCGGCCAATCGGGCCGTTTGATTCTCAGAAATTGAATTTCTTTTTAATGTTCCGTGTACTTCGTATCCCTTGTCCAATAGGAATTCTGCTAAGTACGAACCGTCCTGTCCGTTTATTCCGGTGATTAGCGCTTTTTTATTTTCTTGCTGTTTCATAATTGTCTATAAACCATTTTACTGTTTCCTTAAGGCCTTCCTCAATTGGAGTGAATTTAAAATCCGGTAGATAACTCTTTAACTTTGAATTATCTGAAGGTTTTCGGTGTTGACCGTTGGGTTTCGTTTTATCGAATCTTACTGCACCTTTAAAATTGAATGCATCCACTAGGAGCTCAACAACTTCTGCTATTGAAATTTCTTCTGATGTGCTAAGTATCAGAGGTTCAGCCTCATCGTAATTGTCTACCGCCCATTCCGCTAGTCGAGCCACGTCCTTTGAGTATATGAATTCTCTAAGAGGCGATCCATCTCCCCAAATAAAGAGCTCGCTATTGTTCTGTTGTGCCTGATAAATCTTGTACATCAACATTGGAATGACATGTCCATGAGTCATCGAAAAATTATCGTTCGGCCCATAGATGTTACATGGAATTACTGAAGTGTATTTCACGCCGTACTGTTCGCGATACGCTCTGATCTGAATGTCTGACATTCTCTTTGCATAGGCATAGGGATAGTTAGATGAGTGAGGTTCGCCTAGATGAATTTTCTTTTCCGTTAATGGATACTCAATTGAGTCCGGAAAAACACAAGTGGAGAGAAATGCTACTAGATTAGTAACTCCTGCTTTACGAGCCTCCTCAATGACATTGGTGTTAATCATCAAGTTATCATAGAAGTATTCTCCCTTGTAGTTCATGTTTCCGCCAAGACCCCCGACCTTACCTGCGCAGTGTATGACATGAGTGGGTTTATGAATTTCAAAAGCTTTTGCAGTTTGAGTTGAGTTGACTAGGTCAAACTCTCTACCGATCTTAACGTCGGCCTCTATCGCTGACCCAACGAGACCGTTGCCGCCAGTTACGAGTAATTTACGCATAGTGAATTAAGTTTTTATATTATACTCTCAATCAGCTAACTGGTTCCAAAAAGGTTTTTGATATTCAGGGCGAATCATTCTCCAAATTGCTTGATCATAATCTTTACCCTGTAACATTGAAAAGACAAGACCTTGATATTCGGTTGGGCAATTCGCTTGAATCCATAGTGCATCCTCCTTTTTGGTATTGAGTGGCTGGCTTAGTAATTCAGCCAAGATCTTTTTTGCATCAATTTCCTTCATTACAAAAGCAAACTTAAGAGCCCGAATCCAATCTCTAACCCATGAATCAAACTCGTCTGGCACGCTCTCAAGGTATTGACTTAAGTCATCTCCGTTTCGTAAGCAATCCCAAATGTCAAGGTTAGAAAAATTAGTCAGTAGTCTGTGTAACCTAACGTACTCGTCGAACTTGATCTTTATTCTATAATTGGATGGGTGGAATCTTAGGACAAAACCCTCCTTTCCAAATTCATTTAGGGCCTTTAGACTGCCAAATAATCCACGATCTATTGTGTTAATTGCGGTAGTAACAATATCCTCTTCAAGAATGCCAGATGAGTGAAATAGAGCTCTCGCTGTTCCCCAATTTACTTCACGACCGTCCATGACGGCTGACAGAAACATGAGCTTTTCTTCTGCATAGTCAACGACTATCCGGTTCTCAGGATAAATGATTTCACACACATAACTTACAGTCGGATGGAACTTGTCAAGATTGTACTTGGCCTTGAGTATTTCAAGACCTGCCTTGGCCTGCTCAGATTCAAAGGATCCTCGAGTTGCCATGTGCCAATCATTGCTATAGTGAAATAGGATTCCCAAAGATCCGTCCATTTTTTCTTGCACATAAACGTACTCGTCATGTAACGGAATCTCGCCCTTATGCTCAACTTCTTCGTAATTAAAGAACTTATTGAATCCTCGAGCAACTATCTTGTCCTCATGATCCAATATCAAGCCACGACACTGCAAAGTTACTGAGTCCCAACGCTGTTCGAATTGGCATTCTCTTGAGTAATTATAAATGGTAAGTGGAAGCGTCGGATGATCCTTTGCTTCCACTAATCCGTTATCAACATAAGGTTGTATTATTGCTCTAGTTAAGATCATAATCTTTGGTTTTTTCAATTTGCTGCCACAAGACTCCGTCAAATCCTTCAATCATGTAGCGACTTACAATATTATAAAATGCCATGACCTCTTTAATCCGGTCTAGGCTCGGTGAAAATGCTATTCCGTGCGAGTGGCCTCTAACCTCTCGATACTGTGCTCGGTACTCTATGAAAATCATGAGGTTAGTAATTGAATAAGTAGATAAGACAATTTGTAACCGGTGAAAGCACCCAGGGCAGAAGGAATTGGAAATACAATTAGCTTTCCTAGGTGAGTTACATATTTAGGCCGATTCACGATTGTACCCATGTAAAAGTAGTAGGCGATGTATCCAAGCAGTACAGCAATATCCGTTCGAGTCGCAATGAACACGACTAGCATTGCACCAATGAAACCGAATGTGAAGTTGTCCCGGATTCCTTCCCAAACCTCTTCAGCAGTAGCGTCATTCCAATCTTTTACTATTTGCCTGAATGTTGCTCTCTGTTTTCTCATAACTTAATTTCAAATCGGTCTCTCATCTCCTGTACCTTCTCATCGGGTACTCCGTGCACGTTCTTGCCACCATGACGATTCTCAACGATTAAGGAAACTACATGGTACTCGAATTGCTTTGCTAAATCTAGATATGCCTGCATCTCCCATTCTCTAGTGAATGTGTTTGACACTATAATTTCCGGATAGTATTGACCTGCACTTAGGTGGTTCTGTTCCATTGCCTCTTGTACAGATCGACGACACCATTCATGTGCGTCCTTTAATTTTGAACCGTCGAATTTATATTGACCGTCCTCATCATAGAAGAACTTATCGGCTTCAAACACTACTCCGCTTGACCACATGTGATTTGCGAAAGTGCTCTTGCCTGAACCTGGAACTCCACGTAGGAGAATTAATACTCTACTCATTACTTAGTCTTTTTTAATACTACTTGATCAATTATACCATACTTAACGGCTTCGTCTGCGGTCAACCAAAAATCTCTAGTTGCGTCTTTCTTAACCTGGTCAGGTTTTTTACCACAGTACTTGCCTAGGAGAATGAAGAGCTCATCATTGATTTTCTTCCATTCTTCCATGTCAACTTCAGCATCCTGGATATTTCCGCTGAAACCTCCACTGGATTGATGTAACATTGTTCTTGAGTGTTTTAGCGAGAATCTCTTGCCCTTTGTTCCTGCACCCAATAACACCGATCCCATCGAAGCGGCCATACCAGTATTTACGGTAATAATGTCCGCATTGATGTAGTCCATTACATCGACCATTGAGAGTCCTGACTTGACTGATCCGCCTGGAGAGTCAATGTGCATTGTGATATCGGCTCCACCGACTGAATCCAGAAACATCAACTGGGCTTGAACAATTGTTGACATGTAGTCATTTACTGGTCCAGCAACCCAAAGAATACGGTCGCGCATTAATCTGGAAAAAATGTCCATTTGGGTAACGCGTAGTTCGCGCTCCTCTAGGATATACGGCGTCATTGACGCTTCAACTTGTTTTTGGTAATTATGCAAATTCAGCGATGACACACCGTGCTCGCTCATTGCGTACTTTTGGAATTCATTCATCATGGTATTAATATACCAAAGAATTACAGACCGTAGGTTGATTTTATTGCGTTAAAGTTCGTAGATACTTCTGAACCTGATAAAGCTCGGTTGTAAACTCGCATTTGATAGAATACTGGATAAAGCGCTGAGTTTGTATTATTCATTCTATCAGCAGGACCTATTCCATTATTAACGTGTCTTGCACCAAAATACAATTCAGATGTGGCAAAAAGAGTCTGATTACCAATATTATCAGTTGTTCCAACTTGTGAACCGTTTAAAAATAGGCTAGCCTGTGTACCGTCAATAACAAAAATCCAATGTCTTATAGCATTACTCGCGGTTATAGTTTCTGAGGTTTGGAGACCAGGGCTACCGAAATTTATAGATGTTGCTGGTTCAACGTATGCCAAATATCCTCTTCCAGCACTCCAAGATTCATTACCCCAAATGGTTGCCCAAAATCCATTTGGATTAAATGATGCTACAATTTCAACAGTTACAGTATTACTAGCTATATTATAAGGAACGCTAATGTAATCATTACCAAACCCGTTTGGACCGGAGTTATTCAATCTTATACCACCACCATTATTTGATACATAGGTAGGCGTGCCAGCCAAAGTTGCGTTATATCCGTTTCCGCTTGCATCTGTCCAAGTTGTTCCAGAAGATGGAGCTGTTTGTAAATTAAATATTAGTCCGCTTGTCACCAATCCGCTTGGAGCTGCAGTCGTCGTTGTGGTCGTAGGAGCTGCAGTCGTCGTTGTGGTCGTAGGAGCTGCAGTCGTCGTTGTAGTAGTCGGTGGAGTCCATGTCGTGTAATATCCATTGCTTGATAACCAATTAGCTGCATCTGCTGAAGTTGCTAGATCCGCTACTCCTCCAAAGTCGCGTTTAATGTAATTCACTAGAGACAAGAATGATAGATCGCTAAAATCTGGAGTTTGCCAAAATTGAACATTTCCGACTCCTCCTACTGGAGTAGATTGATTTCCACCAGCAACCTGTAAACCAATAACATAGCCAGTAGATTCGTTAGGCCCCATCCACCAAGTTAATCCTCCAGGCTTGGCCGAGTAATCCTGGCCGGAAGTTCCTATTGAAATGTTACCTACATTGGTTACTCCGCTTATTACTGAGTTTGATGGATTATATGCAAAGGGTTTTGAGCTCATTCAATAACTATTTGAGGTTATTTATTTCCAGATCCAATTCACATAAAAAAACCGGCACTGGGCCGGTTTAAGTATTAGTGACGAGTATGGTGAACAGAGTGTGTTTGTTTTTGTCTAAGTATGAGTTAGATGACTTACCGCTTGTCTAATTCGCCCAGTGGGCAAATATAGGATTCGAACCTATGTTTTGAAGTAACTCTAGATCTTGCTACGCCGCTATTGTTTTATTTATAAGTTTAGGTAAAGAAAGTTTCCAACGGAAATGTAGGTGCTCTAACCACTGAGCTACAGACGGACTTTTGTGTACCACCCGACGGGATTCGAACCCGCGACCACCCGGTTAACAGCCGAAGTAACCGTTTAGATTGCTATTACCTTAATATTATTGGGAGAAAGTTGTAAAGGTGTAACGCTTTCGCGCCTCTGTGGGAGTTGAACCCACTACCCATTTTGTTGAAGAAAATTGCTCTACCAATTGAGCTAAGAAGTAACCCTTACATTGCTACCCAAATATTTTAATTCAAAGAACTTTTTTGAGATTAGGGCCGGACTCGAACCGGATACCGTGCTAGACGGAGTAGACAACCTTACCTCTTTCAAGTTGGGGATTCGGAACCGTTCCTCATTACGTCCACCTAATCAAATTTATCGAGGGAATGCTGGCCAGAGCGTGTTTTTTCTGTGTTTTAACCAATTTAAAGTAGAAGTATCTCTAACACTTACCACTCGATACAATATTTTAAAGAACTAATTTGCGTTAAAAAAGTCGGAGGAAGCCAGGGCTTTACGGCGGATTGCCAACCTCCCACTCAATTAGATTACGATCTTCTTGACCTTCTCTAAGTGGTAGTTCGGATTGAACTCACTCTTAGCGATGTCATCGAACATTGCGTATCCGTATCCGTAGTAGTAACGGACCTTGTCTCCAGCAAGTTGAGTCGTTCCGTACGCTGCCATGTCGACAGAGTAGACGTAAGGACTTCCAACTGCTTTGACGTAATTCATGTAAGAGCTGTAGCTGCTTCCACGATTACATTCATTGTCAGACAGGATGAATACGCGATCGTACTTCTTACCTGACGCTTGTGCCAATCTCCATGCAGCGGATAGGTTCGTGCTACCCATATCTCGCTTCATTCCTTTCGAAAGAGCGAAGATGTCTGCATTCGCATTCCAGTTGACGTACTCAGCATCTGAACCAAAGCGGATGATGTCTGCATTGGTCGCTTTCGCGATCGTTGCGGCTATCAAGGCTGCCTTGTCCATGCAAGAGCTTGAGTACCTGGTTTTACGATTTGGATCCGCGACTGGTGTGCTCATGGATCCGGAGAAGTCAACGATTACTAGGTTACGGCCCGGTAACATTTCAGCCAGATTCGGAACGGCTGCTTCGTATCCTTTCAGCAATGCTGCTGAGATTTTACGAGATTCAGCTGAACTAAACTCTGAACTAAGTACTTCGTTTGCCATGTCGATTTGATACGGCATGATCTTACCCTTACGGATAGCTTCACCATCTGAAAGTAGAGAGCATAGAGTATCTACGGTTTTACCCTTAGTTACAGTACTCATCATGTTTCGGATGTTACGAAGTGCTGCAAGAATGCCCAATTTGCCTTCAGTTAAGAGAGCATCCCAGTTTTCAGCTTTCGCCTCCTTTAAGATTTCCTTGGCTTGCACCTCGTCAATCTTGCCTTCTTTGACAGCTTTTGCAACTTCTTGACCTGCGTCAGATTGCGCGACTTCCCAAGTATCCGCAGACACTGACAAGCCTTTGATTACCGCATCAATCGCATTTACCTTTTCTCCATTGTGATCCACCATTGCTGTTGAATTCTTTGGATTAGGGTGAACTAGATTGATTACGTCAATCAGCGCGTTTTTGTATTTTAGGATTGCATAGGCGTCCATTGTTTCGATGGCTGCCGCGAATCCCTTTTTCATGGAGTTAGTCGCTTTAGTCTTGTTCATTGCTGAGAAGCAAGCGATTATTTCTGCCATGTCGTCCGGACGAAATACAGTACCTCCGGATTGAGTTTTCTTGTTCCACAGAGAGTAGAAACGTTTTGCCCAATCAAGTCCAGAGCAGTGTGGAGCTAGGTAGCTCGCAGCTAGGTGATTTACTGAGCGCATTCCTTCTCCAACGCAGCGTGAGTAGACGATGCACTGTGCAACAAGATATGGATCCTGTTTAGCGCACTCATCAATTAAAGTTTTCAATTCGCGCATCGTCTCGTTTTCAGAGCGATAGAATTGATTCTCTAACTTTAGAGTGTTTAACATTGTCAAGAGACGCAGCCAGCTATCCAGTGAATATGCTGCATGACCTTGACGATTCTTAACTGATGGTTTAGGTATCTTAGTTGCCTCAACCAACTTCGGACTAGGCTGCATTGTAGCTAGCGAATCTCGAAGATTTTGATTTCTGAACTTTGACATAACTTAGTACAAGGTTTTTTTGATTATTGAATAGGTATCTATTATACTACCGGATTTTAAAATTGGTCTGAGTTTTCAGAATTATTTGCGAAAAAATTTAACAAACTTCTGATATTGCGTTGATCATTGCTCAACTTCTCAATCTTAATTCTTTTCTCTGAGATTTCACGTTGAGTGTAATCTAACTCACTTTTCAAACTCTTCAATTCCTCATTCTCATTTGCATCCTCAATGAAGGCTGCTTCACGAGCTTCAGCATTAGAATAGACTTTCTTGCCGTTCGCATCAACTGCATTATTAATATCAGTCTTAATCTTTGACTCAATCGTGGTAATTTTGTCCTGTAGTTCTTTTGAACCTTCAGTTCTTTCCAAGATTTCCAATTGGATCTCGCTGATTGCTTGAGGCAGTTCCATTAAGCGGTCCGCCATTTCTGAGAATTTTTGATTCATGTTCTTATTTTTATGTTATTATACCAAATGGTGGACCTTTCAGGAATCGAACCTGAGACCTTCTCGTTATGAGCGAGCTGCTCTAACCGTCTGAGCTAAAGGTCCAATGGTGCCGCCGGCAGGACTCGAACCTGCGAAGCCCGAAGGCAAGGGATTTACAGTCCCTTGTAATTGCCACTATACGACGTCGGCATGATTTTGCTGGGATAGGAGGGATCGAACCTCCGACCTTAGAGTTAACAGCTCTCTGCTCTACCGCTGAGCTATATCCCAATTTGTGGTTGGCAATGCAGGACTCGAACCTGCGGCCTCCTCCGTATCAGAGAGGCGCTCTAACCAACTGAGCTAATTGCCAATAATAAAAAGAGTCTCGACCACCATTTCAGCGCAAGCGCGTGCTTTCAGCTAGGCATGAACGTTACGTCCTAGCTGGTGGAGTCAGCCTCTACTAAGACTCTTTTAGTCGGGATAGGAGGATTCGAACCTCCAGCCTCCTGCTCCCAAAGCAGGCGCGATAACCTGGTTACGCTATATCCCGAAATTTGCTCCATACTGAGACGTGTACGAAGGCTAGATTTTAACGGGTTACTCTGACTGTTTCGAGAACCATATCCCTCCCACTTGTTTGATACTCCAGATGAGTACCTCATAGAGCGAGTCTTTTTCATTAGTGTCTTACCACATAAAAACCTGTCAATCCTCTACGTCGGCTGCGCAGGATCTTGCTACAGTTGTTCCGCTACGATACCTCATTAGGTCGAGGATTTTTTTACCACCACCGCTTTATTTACAGAATGCGACCAATCTTACTGAGCATCTCTTACTCATTGTACAACCTGCAAGATTCGAACTTGCGACCTTTTCCATGTCAAGGAAACGCTCTTCCAGCTGAGCTAAGGCTGTATGGAGTCGGAAAGACATGCTGACTCGTATTGAGTTTGGACGCAAGTCCTTCCGACATTTAGTAGTCCCTGGGAATTTCGAAATCCCGACCCTCGCCATGTAAAGACGATGCTCTGCCTCTGAGCTAAAGGACTAGTTGACACGCTTTCGCCCCCTGTATGACGTGTCTTAGATGCCCGTGGTCCGCCACAGCGAATAAGGGAGCCACCCACATTCTTATTTGCAGATCTTGTCCGCGATGTACGTTGCTGAGATTGCATACGGTTTACAGCGTGGTGTGTAGCCTGAACCTTCAACGTAACCTAATGCCGCTCTTAGTAAAGAGTTAGATCCGTATCGAGGATCCGGGTTTAGGTCAACGTCAATGAAGGTTGGTTTACAGACTCCATTAGCTTCCAAGTATTGAGCGAGCTCAACCGAGTCCTCAACCTCTTGCCATAATCTTGTGAATCGGTTAACGACCTTTGGAAGGGTCTTTTTTGAATAGATCACGTGCCCACCGCTATTTCCGTAATGTAGAACAATGACTAACGCGTAAACTGTTTTCTCACCAATCGTTTGACTATCCGATCCAATATACATTCTAATATTGTCAGCTTCCGCTAGCTTTGTTTCCAAATAGGGAATGAGATCGATGTAGGCTCCGTTTGTTAATGATTGAAATTTACGGTCCATTGTTTTAGGTATTATTTTTGGAGCGAGTACTCAGAATCGAACTGAGATCTCCAACTTGGAAGGCTGGAGTAATAGCCGTTATACGATACTCGCAAATGCAACTTTTGAATTATCCTAAGAGTTGCCAACTTCGCCGACATACGATTCGGGGCTACGGGCAGTTCTTATGGTATGCTTCGCCATCTTCGATCCTTAGTGGTGCACCGCCAGAGGGCTATTTGAGCGGGAGACCGGGTTCGAACCGGCGACCCCGACCTTGGCAAGGTCGTGCTCTACCAACTGAGCTACTCCCGCAAGTCCGACCTAATTCAGTCGCGGCCACCTCTGAATGTTAGGTCTATATCTTATCGTGGCACTATGTGGCTCGACCCTGATAAGCTGTGAGCCTCCTGCCGGGATCGAACCAGCGACCTACTGATTACAAATCAGTTGCTCTACCAGCTGAGCTAAGGAGGCAAATTGGTGGACCGTGAGAGACTCGAACTCTCGACCCCCTGCGTGCAAGGCAGGTGCTCTAGCCATCTGAGCTAACAGCCCTTAAAAGAACAACGTTGGAGTACCCGTCTCGCTCCAATCTTAACAGCTTCATCAGAGTTTTCTCTGGGCCCAGGCTGAGGGTGCTGACCTCTTTGATCCGCTCGTGATTGTCGACATCACATTGAACGGAGAGACCGTCATTCTTAGTAGCGATAGAGGGATTCGAACCGGTGAAAGAACTTCATGAAACTCTTTCCTCTGCGTCGGTGCTCATGACTGCGACCGACTCTCCAAGGTATCGCCATTTAGATATTTCAGAAGAGGTTACTAAAACTTCAGCTCTTCAAAGCTTCTCAGCTTACAACGTTCCGTCAATTGTTTACGCTGCTAACTTATTCGATAAAGCGTACTCCCTACGGGAATCGAACCCGTCTTTTCAGGATGAAAACCTGATGTCCTAACCGATAGACGAAAGGAGCAAGTAATTGATGAATCGACCTGATTTCTTACCAGTGCGGGACTAAGTGGTCTATTGGTGTTGTACCCTCATCCTCGGTGGGATTGCAGCCCCGTGAGTTTCCCGATGCGCCATTGTCTTTCATCTACTTTCGCTAACCTATCTGTTATTGGGTTCTGGCAGTGTCCCAGTTAGCATACTCATAGAGTACTTTTTCATCATCAATTGCGGTACTGACGGGATTCGAACCCGTGGTCTTCTGCGTGACAGGCAGACATGTTAGGCCTCTACACCACAGTACCAAAATAAATCAGAGAATGTTATCAAGTGTGTTGTATCTTAGTGCTACCGTTACACCATACGCCGTCTCCGACGCAGCCGGATTCGAACCGACACCTTTTTTGTTCAAGAAAAAATTAGAAGTAACACTTAATTTTACTACTGATCTTTGTAGCGGGGGCAGGACTCGAACCTGCGACCTCAAGGTTATGAGCCTTGCGAGCTACCTCTGCTACTACCCCGCAATATTTGTGTTGTCCCGCAAGGATTCGAACCTCGATTCTCTGGATCAAAACCAGATGTGCTGCCGTTACACCACAGGACAATTTGCGATCTCCAATATGTCAAAGAACTACGTTTTGTTATTGGGATAACTTGAACTATAATACCAAGTTTTCTCAATATTTGGCACGGGTGGAGAGATTCGAACTCCCATCGGCGGTTTTGGAGACCGATATGCTACCATTGCACCACACCCGTGTGTTTTTAGTTGCGGGACCCGGACTCGAACCGGGAACTTCAGCTTATGAGACTGACGAGATAGCCTTTTCTACGCATCCCGCAATTTATATTTTTGTTAGTGATCCCGACAGGATTCGAACCTGTGACTCCCATATTAAAAGTATGGTACTCTAAACCAGCTGAGTTACGAGATCATAGTGGGGCCCGTAACTCAATGAGAGTCATTAGGCCTTTATCGTTTTCGTTTCACTATTAGTGTTTTCATTGTCATAATCTTTTTGGTGGTGCGGGGCAGGATCGAACTGCCGACACCAGGATTTTCAGTCCTGTGCTCTACCATCTGAGCTACCGCACCATATAAAACAAAAAACCTCGAATTTTTTAGGTTCGAGGTTCGTTGTTTTCATAGTTAATATTTTTCTTTAACTCCTACATTCCGAACCTCGAATAACCCCAAAATCTTTAATCTCAGCTGTCATCACAATTGATGTGCCTGCCGGATACTGATTCCAGTTTTGAGTATTTTTTGATATGTTCGTTATTGTTTGCACGAGTTTTTGAATTTTTGTTTAGTTATTTATAAAGCTATTATACCTACTTTTTGAAAAAAGGTTTTATTCTTTTCCAACTTTTTTTACGTTTGCCCAAGATTTACTTGGAGAAGCTGAGTTTACTCTTGCCATTGCCCATTGATGAGCCGTCATTCCAGGTCTTGAACCTGAAGAATAGAAAGCACCTAGACCCTTAACGTATTCTCTTTTAAGATCCGCGAATGAGTAACCTTTTTTGGTTGCAACTGCCCTAATCTTAGCAAGAGTTTCTTTGCTTAAGTTTTTACCAGCCTTTTTAGCTTCATCGACTTGTGAATCCTTACGTGGAGTGTTCTTCCAGTCCGGTTTAGACCTTTCAGCCTTTTCCATTTCATCACGCAACTTATAAGCCTCCTCCTTTTTACCAGCTTTCAATAAGGCTTGAGCCTTATCTAACTTAGAGTCTCGGGAACTTCCCTCAGGCGCTTTGTATTTAGCCGGATGATTTGATTTGGCCTCGTTAAGTGTGTACTCATTGAAGCTCTGAATTAATGACTTAAGCATTGGGTTCAATTATTTTTTGATAGCTGCAAGCTTTGCGTTAGCCGCGTCGATCTTAGCGATCTTAGAATCAAAGAAGCTCTTGAATTTAGTAACGATAGCTTTGATCTTGTCTGAAATCTTAGCGATTACAGCTTTAGCCTTATCGGTTAATTTGCCCTCGTCTAATTTGTTAATTTCAAAAGAGTGTTTAACTTGAGTAATGCTAGTATTCTGTCTAACACATTCGTTGATGATTGCTTGAGCAGCTTCGTCAACCTGAGCAAGAGCCTGTTCAACAGCTTTTCCATAAGCTACAGCAGTTCCTTCTCCACCGTATCTTGTAATTTTCATTACGTACTTCTCAGTAGTTGCCAATTTATCGTTAAGAATCTTCATTGCATCAAAGATAGGTTTAACCGATGCGTCGAATTCCTTTAGCTCTCCTTCGATGGCTTTAGTTTCAGTAGTCAAAGCTTTCAATCTTTCTTTGATTTCGTGAATTCTTTCTAACTTAGCAATGATAGCTTTGTCTTTTAGTTGTGCTTCGTTAACTTGTGACTCGTTAACAAATTCTGTGAACTTTAACAGTTTCATGTAGATTCGTGTAATTTTAGGTTATTTATTTGGTGATGATTACCACTAATCATCATAATCATCGTAATCATCAGGCTCATCAATTCTGTCAACCGCCGCCTGTAAGTCAGTCGAAAAGTCACCGAATATCTGTTTAAGCTGATTAGTATTATATAGACTTATAAATCTAGTTGAGAATGCCTTTAGCTCACTACCCTCTAGCTCTTTCCAGTTGTTTCGCCAATCTCCTGAGTAAACTAGCTCAGAGATACGCTCTTCACTTGCCTCTTCCTTGAGTCCCAATCTAATGAGTTGAGCTGAAGTCTCAGGGTCTGATGGATTCAACAAATCAATAATTTCATCCCTGATTTCAGAATTAACAAATTTCGCAGCGTTAGTTACGTGATAGATTTCATAATCCTCAACGAAATCAAATGAGAATGGTATGCCAACTTCTGGATCAGCCGGTTGATGATCCCATGTTAAGTCTACATCAAAGCCGTGAACATCGTAAATTTCACCATCTATCATGAAAAGTTGCTCTTCTATCTCAATTCCATGAAGAGATTCGTTTAGTGATATAAATTCATTAAATTTCTTTAGTTTCATCCGGTATTGCGGAATTTTTATTATTTATTCCACATCGGTTTAAAACTTGAACCTGAATTGACATTCCATCAGGATTCTTACTGACCTTGATTGTTGCCTCTGAGAATCCTCTAACAAAGAAAAGATCCTCGATTACCTCCTGTAAATCGTCAGGATAAACTTCCGGATGTACTACGCCCGGCTGGTAAGGATCATGTTCTAATTTCTCAGCGAACTCTTGAACGAGTCTTGCCAGTTCAACGTCCTTCTGTTTTCGATTTTGTTCAGAGCCTTTAATCATTGACCTAATAATTGATTAACCTATGTATTTAGCAAAGTTAACGGCAGCTTTGTAGGCATCCTCATAAGAATGAATCGTTTTACTTCCACGCAACTTAAAAGGAATATGACCTACTGCCCATTTGTTTAGAGTGAATTCCTCTTCCTTATGATCAGATCCACTTTGTACCCACTCAGAGTATTCAGTTTGAAATTCTCCCAAATACTTTGCGTAATGCTTTTCAAGAGCAAGCAATTCATCGTCGGTTGGAACCCAATTTGCATCGAATAACTTGTCGCCCTTACCGAAAGCACAGGCAGCTCTATGTGAGTAACCTATCCACTGCTTTGCCTCTTTGCTCCAGGCAGTATGAGGATGAGAACCCTTTGTTGCTCTCAAGCCGTTATTGTAGTACCACCAACCCTCTTCGATTGAGCCAACGTACTTTCCATCGGGGTTCATGCACGAATTCGGCAATGTGTACTCGTCATTTGGTCCAAACTTGTGAGTCTCAACCTTAAGACCCGTGTTCTTTTTAATCACCTCAATGCAGTCAGGATTTACGACCCAACCGTTCTCATCTCTAAACGGAGTTATGCGACTGACTAACTTGGTGAATCCAAGGTTCAGGTGAATTTTATTTAGCTTATCTTTTCCTGAATAGTGAGGAAACTTTTCAAACTTAAGTCTGATCTTTCCCAAATAGGGTGTAGTGTTTTTAATCATCTTTATTATTTTATTTGAATTAGTGTTGAATGATTAGATTCTTTATAGAGTAATAAGCTAACCGTATCGTCTAGTGTCAGAGAATAGAGTCCAGACTTTTCAATCGCTTCTGAAATTTTTTCTACCTTTAATCTTGAAACGTGTTTTGGCATTCTAATTTCGATCTTAGCGACTTCCCTAGGTCTTGAGCTTTCCCATTTTATACCGAGTACGATTAAGTAAGCAGCGATCGATATGGCTACCATAAATAAAGCCGGTCCGAATATTTTTCTAATCATGCGTATTGTTAATTTGCGGAGAGGGAGGGATTCGAACCCCCGTTAGTGTTACCTAAAACGGTTTTCAAGACCGCCGCGTTCAACCGCTCTGCCACCTCTCCGTTGATTAAATTCCTCTTTCGATTTCTTGTTGAAGAATGCTAATCGTTGTTTCAATGAGATCCTGATTATGGAACTCTTTGACTTCTTTTATCTGATCGTAACTAAGGACAGCCTTTGCTGTTTGACCGTCCTTAGTTATTGATACAGTTATTTCAATTTTTTCTGTTGAATTATTACTTGACATTGTACATCATGTTTGTACCTGCTCCCAATTGAGTTGTCGGTAGTGTACCGTTCCATTTCTCAATCCACATTTGCTGTAAGAGCATTGGTGTAATTGACGATTGCTTCAATCGATAAGATTCAGCTTCTGCTTTTGCTTGAGTCAACATGGCTTGAGCATTACCTTCAGCCTTTGCTACCTGGATCTTTGCGTTCGCCTCAGCCGTTTTTACCTGATTCTCAGCGGTCAATGCGGTCTGTACTGCATTATTCTTAGCTTCAATCGCTTTCTTAAATGTTTCAGGATAACCTAAGTTCGAGGTCAATTGGCTTATTGTGAAACCTTCTTTAAGAAGATCCTCGTCCAATTTAGCTCGTACTTTATTTTCAAAGATTTGGCGGTTTGAGATAAGCTCTTCTGCTGTGTAGGCATTAGCTGTCATACGAAATGCATCGTATAGAGTAGTCTTCAAGAACCCTTCCTCAATAGATTCCAATGTTCTACGGTACTTGCTAAATATTGCTGGTACCTTTTCGCGTTGAACCGCGTAATTTATGATTGGGCTTACGTGAAACTCTGATCCATCCTTTGAATTGATCACAAATGATTGGTCTTCCGTGTACTCCTTGTGTTGGATAAAGGTTGGGAACTCGTAAATCTTGGTGGAAATTGGATTGTAAAAAACCATTCCGGTACATTCAGTAACGTCTCCGACGCCCTTACCAGTTCCATACAGGTTTACTCTGACTCCGACGTGTCCAGCGTCGATACGTTCGCATGAGTTCATCAATAGAGTCAATGCGGTAAAAAAGCCGATTACGGCTAGGATTAATTTTCCTCTGTTCATTTTTATTTGTTTTTAAGTTGTTTAAATAATTAGTGATACTTAGAGTCTTCTGTTTCTTCGAACTTCTTTTCTATCCAGTCTCCCACCCTTTTCCAAATGTAGGTTCCTGATAAGAAAGCAATTCCAGTAAGTACCATGACTCCAAGCCAAAATAGCGGAGTGCTAGGTTGATTCATTAGCCAAAAAGCCAAGTGTATTGATTCGAAACCTATCGCTAAGCATAGGACGAATATTGCGATTTGTTTGATTTTATTCTTCATAATGTTATTATACTAAATCTTGAGAATTTGGTTCAATGTCTATTGTGTATGGCATTTCATATCTGAGCTCGTATCTTAGAGTAACCATTGATGCATTGATAAAAATGGTTCCATCAATCTCTTCCTTGCCTCGAGCCTCATGAATGTGGCCAAAGACATGAACTTTAGGTTTTATCTGCTTGACCTTTTCCAATAGAGTTGGACAACCTACATGGTCACGATCGTACTCAGTAAAATCAAGTATTCCTTCAGGCGGACCGTGAGTTATCAAGACATCAATTCCTTCAGGAATCAGGTCCCAATGTGGTTTAATTTCATGTGGATATCGATTGAATGCCCAGTTATGAAAGTACGGCGTGATTGGACTACCCCAAAACTTTATGCCCTCAATCGTTGCTCCACTTTCGTTTAGATAGGTAATTCCAGGATACTCTGCAATCAAGGCCTCAACCTCCTCAGGCTTGGCCACTTCAAAAAAGAAGTCATGATTGCCTGAGATTAGGATCTTATGCGTGTAAGGAAGTTTACTGAACCAGTCAAGAAACTGTCGAATCTCGGATTCGGTGCCTCGACCGCTCACATCTCCTGCGTGCACCAAAATCGGGCCACCAGGTAGGAGATCATTCATTTCCATACGGTCTTGTGCGTCTCTCACAAGCCAATGAGTATCTGATATAAATGTTATTTGCATTAGGCTTTTAGATTTTCAATTAGTTCTTTAATTTTAGCATGAGGTAGGATTCCGCTTTTACGGTCAACCTCAACTCCATCCTTTTCAAATACGATGGTAGGAATCGAACGAATTCCGGACTTAGCGGCAGCTTCCGGATCTTCTTCAACGTTCACTTTTTTGATCTGAACTTCGCTATCTGGAACATTATATTCCTCTGCGAGTTTTTCAATTGTTGGCATTAGCATGTTGCAAGGGCCGCACCATGGAGCCCAATAGTCAGTTACAGTTATCATTTAATTTAATTTTTTTTGATCCTTTAATTGGAATTGTTCGTTTACGTGATTGCAGCTCGAGCATGCAAACGCAGGAATTGGCACGATCATGTCTTCCGGAGCACCGGTCAATAATCGAGAAATACGTCTAAGGTAAGTAACCTCTTTGAATGTTTGGCTGCCGCACTCGTCACAGACAATTGCTGTTGAGTTTTCCAAGCCAACCTTAATGTTAGATTGATCCATGAATAGAATTTTAGACTATTCTACTCAATTTCCCTCAATTGGTTTAGTTGTGGGCATCTTTTTTACGGCATCAGCAATCGCTTTCTTTAGAGCAGTAGATAAAGTTGTCTTGTCGAATGGGATTTGATCGTCATTTAATTGAATGAACACCATTTGTGCAGAAGTTTCTTCAGCTCCACGGCCTTCGTATGAAAGACCGGCCATGTGGATCTTAATCATCACCTCAGTCGTTTGAACTGCTCCACCGACTCCTCCAACCGTGAAGCTCTTTTTTGGAGTTCCAACGTAGGCAACCTCGATCCCTATGGGCTCACCTGTCTGGCAGATTTGGTACTTATTGGAAAGCTCTTCTTCGGCGATCTGGCGAATCCCGAATGTGATCCTGCGATTCTTTAATTCCTTTATCTTAGCCGTCGTGTAGACTGTATCTACCTTGACACAGGTCTGGCTTTGTAAGGTTTGACTAGAGACTTGAAGTTGTACTCCAAGGATAAGGGTTAAAAAGAAGATAAACTGTTTCATGTGATTGTTTTTATTTTATTAAGCCGGTTTTGACGATATAGAAATTCGTAGTTCCGCCGGAGGTTAAGGTAGGTGTCGTTATGGACTGAACTCCAGGATGAGTTGAGACTAAATTACTTGAACTTGAGTTTATGGTTGACCATTGTGATGCTGTGAATATTCTGTAATTTGGAGTAGAGTACGGCCACGTAGAAATTAATCCGCTTCTTTTAGCATGAACTACGAATACATCAGCAATTGATAGAATTCCATTAGAGTTAGCGTCCATTCGATAATAGTCTTTCGATACAAATGATTGGTACAGGACCTTTTGATTAAAGGACAACGCATCTGCTGAGCTTGGAGAGTCGACTATCGCTGTGTTGATATTGATCGTAAAATCGTGTTGATTAACGCTTAATGAAGTAGAGAATGAGTAGCTTCCGTTTGCAGCAGTTGTCGAAGAGCTCAATAAGTTGTACACCAAGTCAGTCTTTAATTTATAGGTCAGGTTGACCACAACATTTTGAATTCCGGTATTCTCAGCATTGTACACAAAGCCGGCATGAGTGAATGGCGCAACTGTGATTGTTCCAGCAGCAGAGAACGCATTTCCGCAAGTACCGCTACTCAGCTGAACTCTGAACAGAGTACCGTCTGTTTGGTTTGAGTATGAATTAGTTGTTCCAGTATTTGCAATATCGGTCCATGTTACTCCAGAATTTGTTGATCTTTGCCATTTGACAATTGTTCCGGTGTGACCGCTCAAGGTCAAAGTTCCTGAATTTGTCGCGGTTGGATGAACTGCTGATGACACCGATCCGCCAGTCGGTGGAGTTCCGGAAGTCACCGTAATTATTTTTGAATCTGAAAATACTGCGCTTCCGCAGCTAGGAGTCTGCACCTCAACTCGATAATAATAAGTTCCAGCAGTATTAACTGTTTGTGTTAAGCTTGTGCTGGTGTTTGCAATATCCGTCCAATTTACGTTATTGACCGAACGTTGCCATTTATTTACATTACCTTGTTGACCGGACAGGGTCAATTCAGCCAGACCGCCTGAACATATTGAGTTGTTTGCAGCGAATACTGTGCCGGCTCTGGTCGGTTTAACTGATAAAAATACGCTTGATGTTGCGAGTCCTGCGCACGAGACTGGGCTCGTTGAATTTACGATTGCCCTATAGTAAGTTGTCCTAGTTAGGTTAGTAATTGTTAGGGTTGATGAGGTGCTTGAAATTGTTGTCCCAGCTGTAAAGAAATTATCAAGCGAAGATTCCCAACGTACTACTGACCCCGTTAAATTAGTTAGAGTTAGAGTTGTACTGTTTGAACCTGAGCATACATTAATATTTCCACCCGTGATATAACCGCTTGAAGAATTACTAATTTCAACAGCCCTAGTCAGAATTGTAACACTGCTTGTAATATCTCCAGGCATGTCCCCATACTCGCAAAGGTATCCGCCTAGAATCGTGTTAGGTAAATCGTTCCATTGTCCTAGATTAGCAGAATAGAACTGACCATAATGCTCACCACCTGAATTGTTGGGTTCTCCTGGCGCCCACTTAGCGTATTGGCCAGATACGGTGGTTGGACCTGAGCCAGTATTACCGTTTGAAAAGTTGATTCCTTTTTCGGGACCTGATATCCAGTGCCATCTACCCTCAACTGCGGCTTGACTGGCAAATGCTGTGGTTCCCTTTGCTGAGTTTACCAAGCCAACTTCGTCCGATGCACCGAACCAGCAATCACTGGCCATTAGTCGCCAAACAAAATTATTTTCAGCTTCCGATGACATTGTTGCTAAATAGCCTGCTCTACCAAAATAAGATCGAGCTTGAGCAGAGGTTACTGAGTTTGTAAAGGTTATTGAGCCAGCTACGTATTCATAAAAGTGCTCAGTGAGAGGATTATAGAAAACTGCTCCAGCTACGAATGTTACTCTTCTTTGTAGTGCATAACACGTCGTAGTGGTCGATCTAAATTCGACTCCTCTCAATACCGTTTGCCAGTCGGAAGCGGATGCTGTTCCACTAAATGCAAGTATTCCAGTAGTAGTATTAAAGGACGAGCTAACTCCAGAAGGCAGAGTCCCAGTAGAGCGTAATTGATCTCCGCTCGTATATGTTTGTGAAATTTGAACCCTGAAGCCAGTGATGGTTCCATTCGCCGTTATTGTAATATTAGGATCAACCTTTGTCCAAGTATTGTACGTAGCTGACAAGGTTGAGGTACTGGAAGTTCCAAGATTAACTGAGGTCGCTTGAGCCATCGCTAATTTAGGGAATAGTAAAGCGAACGCAAGTATTATTAAAATAATGTTTTTCATATTTAAAGTACAAGTCTTGTTCCAATTGTTATCGTGTAGTTCAACACATTTTGATTTATGGCCCACGCTCCTCCCCAGTTTATGTTGAATCTAAAGTTCTTTGTCACCTTAACGTTAGTTCCAATATTCGGTAGAATAACATAAGGAGACTGTAATAAAATATCGTTGTAGTAACTCACGTATGGAGCGTAAACTCCAAGCGCCATAAGCTTAATGTCTAGCTTTTTACTGACTCTCCAGTCGTACATTCCTCCAGCAATTAGAGCGGTTCCTAAAAAAGCTTCATCGTATACTTCTCCAACTGAAGCAGACGCCATGTACACAAGTTTTAATCTTTTAGATTTTCCAATATCTCTCATCTGGCCGAATGCAACACTATTATAGATCGAACCCTTACCTTCAAATCCAACAGTTAGAGTATTTGAAAGTAATGTGATTCGTTTAGGCTTCATCCATGCATAGAAACCAGTAATGTTAGGCCCTTTGATTGCGGTTGTGTAGTCAAATAGAAATCCATGAGATCTACGCTGATCGTATCTAACTGACGTGTAGTTGCCATTAATCTTTCCACCGAATGCAACATCGCCGTCTTTAAAATTAAAGCCGGCTAAATCGCTACCTGCAACAACAGTAGGTTTTAATCCATTCTTTGAATTGCCTGTTCCATTAGTAGGTGTTGATCTAACTGCGTTAGTTGAACCACTTAGTGCATCTGTTTTCTTGTCTTCAGCTGCTGCTTCTGTCTTAGTTGAACCGGCGCTCGAAGATCCTGAACCATCGCTTGAGCTGCCTGAACTCGAGCTGCTGGTCGATCCACCAGTTGAACTCGACGATCCTGAGCCTGATCCTGAACCAGCAGTTGAGCTAGAAGATCCTGAACTAGATCCGCCAGTTGAACTCGACGATCCTGAGCCTGATCCTGAACCAGTAGTTGAACTCGACGAGCTTGGGCTAGTAGTTGAGCTAGAAGATCCTGAACTAGATCCGCCAGTTGAACTCGACGAGCTTGGGCTAGTAGTTGAGCTAGAAGATCCTGAACTAGATCCGCCAGTTGAACTCGACGATCCTGAGCCTGATCCTGAACCAGTAGTTGAGCTAGAAGATCCTGAACTAGAGGTTGATGATCCACTAGTCGATCCTCCGCCTACAGGCTGCTGAGGCGTCGAACTTCCTCCTTGAGTTGAACCGCTCTGAGATTGTGGCGTTCCTGTAGAAGATTGAGTTGAGCTTCCAGTAGATCCAGCAGTTGAGCTTGATCCGCCTGAGCCCTGTCCGCTTGCCGAAGTAGATCCAGCAGGCTGAGAACTTCCGCTGGAAGAATTTGAGGAATTTGTTGATTGAGGCGTTCCTTGTCCGCCTGCGTCATTTGATTTAGTCTTTTTAGAATTACTACTTCTACTTCTACTTCTACTTGATCCATCCGACCCACCGCTTCCGCTGGTAACCGAAGAAGTCAAGCCTCCCAACGAATTAACACTTCCTAACGCATCACTGATTGTAGTTAATGATCCCATTATTGAGATCATTGTCATTGCTGTATTTTGAGTAAGTGAAACGACGGTAGATGTTCCGATGCCTGCACATGGCGAAACTTGGCTGTATGAGTTAAACACCGAATTTGCCCATGAGTCAAACGTTCCATTTGAAAAGTCAGCTTCGTTAAAAACTCGTACTTGATTGTAGTAAGTTACAGCAACAGAATTTGAGCCGGCAGGAATTACAATTCTTTCGGTTTTTCCATTACATGGATTCACATAACTGTAGGTAAAGCTTTGAGCCATTGCTGACAAAGCTGTACATAATACAATTAATGTTATGAGTATCCTTTTCATTATTGTTTAAAAACACCTTTCTTTATTAACTTTTGAACCACATGATAAGATGCGTATTCAAGAGATTTCTTAGTTGTGATTCCTATTGTCGATTGATTGAATTTAATTTCGTCAACATCATCGAGAATGGTTGACGTCTTAACCGTAGATGCTTCTCCTAAGCCTGAGCCCATGATGATTGATCCTGATTCAGCATCCACAAATTTAATCTGTAATCCAAGCCGAGTGGTTTGAGTTGCTTTTGCTTGACCCTTCGCTTTTACAACCTCGTCTTCTGATACTGAAAAATCATAAACTTCAATATAGACAAAGTACTTTGCCAATTTAACTTTTCCGCGGCCGTCAATTTTATTCTCAGTAAAACCTTTATCGCTTGCCTTGAATTGATTAACCATTCTTTCTTTAATCTCCTTTTTGTCTTCTGTAAATTCAAATCGGTTGGTCATTTCAAGATACTCAAGCACGATATTGGTAACACCAAGCCCGACGCGTTTGTCTTTTAATTCAGGATACATTTCATAAAGTTCCTCATTAATTCCAATTTTAAGTAGTTGAATTGGGATCTTAAGAGTGTCTGTGTATTCTGGCATTGAATCAAGAGATGCCTCTTTTTCAAAGCTTGCTTTATATTTGTCAGTTTTAATACTGCCGATCGTTTGGGATTTAGCTGAGAAAGCCAAAGCCAAGCCTAGCAGTAAGCATATAATGTTTTTCATAATTTGTGAATAGTAAAAAGGGCGGTCAAAGACCGCCCTTATTTTTTTAAAAATTAAGCTAGAGGTTCTTCGTCCGATAATTCAGACTCAGCCGTGATCGGGCTTACCGGTTTAGCGTTTGGTTCTGCAATATTTGATAATGAGAAACCGTCCTCTTCGTCAACCTTTTGAATCAGCATTTTATCTCTGTCTTCAGAGTTGAACCAGTAGTCAACCACTTTATTTAGGTTACCAACGAAAGCTCCTAATAAGATTAGCAACATCTCTTTCCAATCTTCATTGATTGTAGCTCCTATGAATACGCCAGCATTAATACCAACAATAATCAATGTGAATAAACCTAATACGATGGCAGTAATTCTCCAACGATTAGCTTGCATTTGTTGTAACATGTAGTAGAATCGGTTCTTGTCTTCAACCTTTACATATTCATTACTACCTGAAAACCATTTTTTCATTTTTTACGATTTGTTTTTTTAGCGGTCGAAAAAGTCAGGCGGCCAAAATCGCTCAGACTCTTCTTCCTTCATTTGTCTTTTGGCTTCAAAGAAAATCCATGTTAAAAACAGGATTGCCTCGATGCCAAGCGTTAAAAGAACGTATTTCATATTACCAAGGTGAATCCTCAGTTTCGCTCTTCTTTTCCGCTTTCTTTTCTTCTTTAGCAGCCGCTGGTTTTTCAACGATTGTTTTTTCTTTGATCACGGTGGTTGTGCCTCCGCCGTTTGCCATGTTCTTAGAAGAATTATCAACGTTTAAGTTGATGACTGGAGCCGCAGCTGGTGCAACTTGCTCAGTTTTAGTTTCTTCCTTATCGTGACCTCCGAATAGAGTGGTTGTGAAGTAGGTTCCACCTGCCATAACTGCTGTTGTTGCAACACCAATTATTGTTTTCTTTAATCCTGACCAAGTTCCGTCATTGGTCTCTACGTTTTGTTCGTCTGACATACAGATTTCCGTTTTTTTTTAGTTTTTGATTATTCTTTTTGCAGTGATTCGGTTATCACTAGTTGTTTGTAAAACTGCTGTGTAAGTTCCAGGAGTCAAGAAGCCTAGATCTGCTGAGTATCTGTATTTTCCTTCAGGTATTTGTTCGTTAATTATCTCTATTACGTTCTTACCGTCTAGTGTATAAACTGATACAACTGCTCTAGTGTCTTCTTTAACGCTGAAAATTACCTGAATTTGTCCTTGTGTTGGATTAGGATAAACTTCAAAATCTTCAACACCAATATTAAATCCTCCACCCATGACTCTCAATACTGAGACCATTCCGTTTGTTGGAGTGATTACCATATCTCTGGCTGAAGCGTCTCCTGCGAATTTACGAGTAGTATACAAAGGACTTTTACCCCATTCGTCTTGAGGCTTAAGTGCTGCGAATTGAATAGTAACTACTTCTTCGCCATTGTTCATTAAGTTATCTTTACCGGTTGGATCAAATCCTCCCCATTCAACTACTCCATTCGATGGATTAACGAATGCCATCCATTTTTGAGATTTTTCAGTGCCGTTAACACCTCTGAACTCCAATAGAGATTCATCGTACTTTAGAGCTAATTGAAGAGCTCCTACTCGATCCGAACCGTTAGTTAAAACCTTTACTGGAATATTAACTAGGTTACCTTCTTCTACTGATAATTTAGGAACGTTAACCTCCATTACTGAAAGAGTTAAATTATCGTATTCAACGGTTTCATCAATTACGTATTTGTGAGCATTTGCTGGGTTAACAATTGGAATTGGAGTTAAACGTGCCATGTTATAACCGGTACCGTTAGCATCACCAGGAGAAGCAACATAGAACTTAACAGAGTCTACTACTCCGCCACTAATTGTGTAATAAAGTTCGGTTGTACCTGGAATGGTTGATCTATAATTAGTAGATGATCCGTTAATTGTTGAGTATTCTGAAGCAGAGAAGAATAACACATCTTTAACAGAATTCGGCCATGTGCTGAAACGGCCAGCGATTCTTCCGAATACACCGTAAACGTCAGCAACGGTAATTCCGTTTGATCCGTTAACGTCTCCTGTGTAGTAGTCAAAACCAGTAGGAGTAGCTACTCCTAACATCCAGTCATTGATTTTTTGAGCATCTGCGGTTGAGACGATGTTACCTACGCTAAGAGTATCACCTTTAACATAGAGGCGAGCATCATAGTAAGTAGTATCAACATCTTCTGAGAAAGAGAATTTACCTAGAGTGTTAGTTGTGTAGGTAGCAACCTGAGTCCAAGTAGAACCAGTTTTAGGCTTTTTCTCTAAAGCCAGAGTTAAGTTCTTTGCTGGAGATCCAGTCACGTTTGCGAATTCACCACGAAAATTAAGCTTAACGTTTTTCATGACTCCACCGTAACTATAAAGAGCTAATGTGTCATCTAAACCGTTAATGTTCGCAGAGCTCGCTGGGAAAGTGGTTGTTCCGGTAATCGCGAGATTTGAAATTGAAGTGTACGTGTGGAAGTTTATTGAGTGAGTAAATTCAACGTTGAATTGTCTTCCGTCTGGAATAGTGAATGTTGAACTAGAACCGGTGTACGCGATGGTAATTGTGATATTACCCTCAGTGGAGTCAACCACGTAATTCAGGCTTTGTGACCAGCTAGTATTGGCTGAGGTAACAACTGGATTTGCGCCGGCAAATGCAGTCTTGTCATACCATACTCTGAACTGGAGACCTGTAATTTTTGTGGAAGTTGGATTGGCATAGCAGAAGCTAGCATAGGTTTTGCCCGAAGCAACAGTTCCGACCTGGTACGAAGAATCGATCAGGACGTAAGGTGTTGCTGAGGTTGGTGCCACTGGACAAGTTTGTGCAGCAACCTGATTGGAAATGCCTACTAATAAGAGGCACACCCCAAGAAATAAAGCTTGGATTTGTTTCATTTTTTACGACTTTTTTATTATTTATCCAAAACAAATCTGCCCGAACCTAGGCTCGGGCAGAAAAAGTCGTAAAAAAGATTAGCTAATTACTCTGAGCAGCAAGCTGTATCAGCCTTGATACTAGTTGTGTCAACTGCAGTTGCAGTCGAGTCAACTTGAGTTGTATCTTGACTAGTAGAAGTTGCCTCAGTCGCGGTATTTTGACAGCTTGTCAAAGCTCCAGCGAAGATCATTGCGATCGCGAAAAATAGATTTTTCATGTCTGTTTGTTTTTTTATTTTAAAGATTGAGTTATTATTATACTACTTTTTAGCTCGGAGTTTCCCAAGAATAAATCGCTTGGCCTCAAGTTTGTCGCGGTTGCTTCGATTATTTGAACTTATCTCATAGGGATGATTTTCATAACTCGTCCGATATTCGTGGTACTTATTCATGTCCTGTTGAAAATGAGTGTACTCATGAATGACCGTCGAACACCAACCCAATAAGGACCGGTGATACCTTGGGTTCAGAGTAATTGTATTGTTGTATTGCATGTACTGGCCAATGTACTCTAAATTAGAATCAAGCTTGATCTTTAGAGTTTTTAAATTAGCGTATTCGCTGGGCCCGTATTTTTCAATACACCAACTAAGAATTAACTTTGCACTTTTCAGATTGACGTGAGGGCTCATACTAGGATTATTTATTAGACCTTTTAGGCCCATACGGTTCTAATAAATAACAAGAAAATCATACTTATGTTACTAAAGAATGGATCTTCAGGACCTGAAGTTAAACAACTTCAGGAAAAACTTGGTCTTACCGCAGACGGTCAATTTGGACCTGGCACTGAGACTAAGGTAAAAGAATGGCAAGCAGCTAACGGCCTATCGGCTGACGGTATTGTTGGCCCGGCCTCTTGGTCAAAATTAATGGGAGCAGCCCCAGCTCAAGCAGCTGCACCAGTTGCAATCCCAGTTAGCGAATTTAAACTAGCTAATCTAAAAGGACACGTTCCGGATACAGTAATCGCTCAGATTCCTGATACTGCTGCAAAATTCGGCATCACAACTCCATTGAGACTTGCTCACTTCTTGGCACAATGTGGCCATGAGTCTGGCGGATTCAAAGCAGTTCAAGAAAACTTAAATTACGGAGCAAAGGGTCTAAGAGGTATTTTTGCGAAGTACTTCCCAACCGATGCAAAAGCTCTAGAATACGAGCGTAAGCCGGAAAAAATTGCTAACCTAGTTTACGGTAACCGTATGGGTAATGGTGCTGAAACTACTGGTGAAGGTTATAAATTTCGCGGTCGTGGTTATATTCAACTGACTGGAAAGGATAACTACTCTAGATTCGACAAAACGGTTGATGAGAATATTATCGCAAATCCAGACCTAGTTGCAACCAAGTATCCATTGGCATCTGCTGCATTCTTTTTTCAGTCAAATGGTCTTTGGGCAATTTGCGATAAGGGAGCTGACGATGCTACTGTAACTTCAGTTACTAAGAGAGTTAACGGTGGAACAATCGGTCTTGCTGATCGTTTGAAACACTTTAAAGAGTACTACGCTCTACTAAAATAACGATTAGACAATGCCAGCACCAATACGCATAAGGCGAATAGTCCCAGCGAAAGCAGTCGGAGAAATATTTAGGGCGTTGAGCAGAAGACAATCTAATTGGCTACTGTGCGACGGTTCGAACTACAATCCTCAAGAGTATCCAGAGTTAGCCGAAATTCTTTCCGGTTATGGAGCTGACTATGGGGTTTTGCCAGACTGTCGGCCTAGGAATTTTAGTGGTGAGGTTATCGACGCTTCTCCTGGCCAGATGATTGAAGGTTACGGTTCGTACATTCCTACGTATATCGTCGTAGCACAAGTCGGTAAACCTGTCTAGAAACTACTCGAATTCAATTGAGTTTTTCTCAACAAATTCAAGGAAAGCAGCTTCGGCTGCTTTTTTTGTTTTAAAAGGCCCAGCGACCAATACTTGATCAAATTCAGTTGGATCGGTAACTTCGAATTCTCCGTTAAGAGTTTCGTAAACGAAAGAGTCTAAGATTTCTTGGGTTATCATGTGATTATATTTTTTCTAAGTGTTTGTCCATTGAGATTGAATTAACTATTGCTTCGATTGCAGCTGCAATTGATGGAGCACAGCTTACCACCTGGATCTTGGGGTTATTGATTTGCTCAATAGAATCAGTAATGATTAGCTTATCAAGATCAGTTGAGCCTGCAATTCTTTCATGACCTAGGCCTGACAGTACTCCATGTGAGATCACCGCAGTTACCTTCTTTGCACCGCCTTCTTTTAAGAGTCGAGCTGCATTGACTAAGGTTCCGCCGGTGTCTATCATATCGTCCACTAGTATCACGTGACGATCCTTGACGTCTCCAATCAAATCCATTCTCTCAATTGAATTTGGCTTGTCTCTTAGTTTTGATAGCATCGCAAAGTGAGTGTCCGGAAATTTATACAGAAACTTCTGATAGAAACGGCTCGCTCTTTTTACGCCACCTGCATCTGGGGAACAGATACAGTACTCGTCAGAGGTTAGAGTCCTAATGAATGGAGCGAATGCTACATGACCAGGAATCATGTTGACTGGAATGTCAAAGAATCCTTGAATCTGTTCTGCATGTAGATCGATTGAAATGATTCGGTTGGCACCTGCCGTTTGTAAAAGATCGGCCATTAATTTTGCACCGATTGCTCCGCGCATGCCTTCCTTTCGATCCTGTCTTGAATAGCCAAAGTACGGCAATACTACAATTACTTCAGACGCAGATGCACGTTTTGCGGCATCTATTGAGAGTAATAGTGTCAACATTTTCTCAGGAGAGGTTGTGCTTGAGACCAAGAAAACTTTCTTGTCCCTAACCGATTCCATGAACTGCGGGCTAATCTCGCCGTCAGAAAAGGTGTCCACCTTAAATTTGCCTAGAATTTGGTCGTAGTCGTCAGAGTCCAATTGGATCGCGATGTCTTTGGCTAGCTTTGAGCCGTCGATTGAGAAAATTTTGTAGTTCATTATTGCTTTTTGGAATTTGTTTTCTTTTTAATCATTTCCTCTGGCGTAAGCAGTGCTCTGCCGTATTCCTTCATACGCTCAGCGTATCTCTCCTTGACTCTTTCGCTAATTGCAAGCGGAGTACCCTCATCGTCAATTCTTACGAACTTGATATTCGTATGTGTTACTACTGTCTGAAGGCCGGTGAAGACGTTGTGCTTACGAACCTCAATGTAGAGAGTAATTGATGTTGTTCCAAATTCCTTGACCTCACCGTAAACTTTTAGAATATTACCTACCTTTACTGGCTTTGCAAAGATAAGCTCATCTATTTTTAAGGTCACGACTCTCTGAGTATCGCAGGTCTGAGATGCATAACTTGCGGAGGCATCGTCTATTATTGAAAGGATTGTTCCGCCGAACATGTTATCGTGAATTCCGATATCTCCTTTCTTACAGATGTATGTGCTAATTAATTCCATGATTCTTCTATACGATCGCCATCCGGTTTTGAGTAAACTATCTTGTTTGGATTTACCTCATACGCTTTGTTCTTGAATTTCTCAACGTATTTCTTGCCCATTCCAGGTTTTAAGTAACCGATCGTCGCATGTGGATGATAGTCCGGAAAATTGGTGGTGTGAGGTAGTTCGCTAAGCTTGGCATTAATTTCGTATAGAGCTGAGTTCTGAACATCGAACTTCAGTACATCGTATTTCTCATTTTCAAATAGAGAAGCATTGACTAACATCAACGGACCTATTGGTCTAGACTTACAAATGTCCATTACAGTATCGTCATTGATCTCGTTTGAGTGAAGGCCGTAGAGTAGAGTGGTGTGAGGTTCATCCTCTAATCCAAAAGATCGATCGCCTTCTTCAGTATAAACGTCGTCTGAATCTATTTCAGCATGAAATTCCTGCATCTGTGGAAAATCGAAATACACCATGGCACAGCCATAGGAATGAGAATCGCCCTTCTTTTCAAAAAGACCTGCGATGAATTGTGTGAATGATTTAATCATGGATTAACGATTTTTATGGGTTAAACTTTCTGAGTCTAAGTAATCTTCGTAGCGTTTGCCTACTTTATAAGAGCCGTCTTGTCTAAATACGACTAGTGCATTTTCTAATTTAGGAGAGGCTTCGTTCTCGAATCTAGCATCCATTTCATAAAGAACATAAACGTCAGTCTCCAATGATCTTGCTAGTTCAGATAGTTCTTCGTGACTTAATGTCAAGTCAATGTCACCGAACCAGATCTTTCCTTCGTTTTTGGTACACACGTTTGCATTAAATACTGCAATGTTTTTTGGATACCTATTGCAATATCCGCTCTTTGAGCCAGAGATCATTCGGCCGTTCATGCCTAGTATTTTACTGGCTGTTTCTTTAAATATTGTCATTTGTAATTATTTCTTTTAGTCTTTTAATTTCTTCAATAACATCGTCTCCTAACTCAATCTTTGACATCATAGTCAAATCAGCTATTTGAGATTCGTATAATTCGATCAATTGATCTTTTGCACTTTCAATATTCATAAGCCTATTTTACTTCAATGTGGTTTTAAGGTTTTTCTTTAGTTCAACTAAATCTTCTCTGTACATATCAATTGGCTCCTTCTTTTTAATCTCAGCCAATTCAGCTTTCTTTTCAGCAACCTCTTTTAAAAGCTGTTCGTAAGTCTCTTTAGTTAATGAATGAATCGGCATGTTCAGTAGGTAATTATACGATCCATTAACCTCATCAAAACCTGCGGTCTGTAAGTAACTAACGATTTCTTTACGTGGAACGTTATTGATCTTTAGTTTACCATCAATGATTAACTTTACGAACTTCGCTCTGTTTGATAAGTAAACCAATTCTTCGCCGTACTTCTTTATTAGGAATGCCTTACGTTTTGAATAGAAGCCTAATCTGAAATTAACGAAGTATTCCACCACTTGTGAAACTTCTTCGAATATGATTAGCTTGCCCTTTTCATTCAAACAAGTCAAGTTCTCAGTTTCAGTCTCAATCATCTTTAGAGTCTGATCCAATTTACCCTTTGCGATTAAGTCAGAGAGAGTTGCTCTTGCGAATTTAATGGTGTAATTGATTCCATCCGTTGAGTTATCTTCATACGAGTAAATGATACCCCTATCTTGTAATGAGTTAAGATGAGTCTCGTATTTCTGAAAGGTCATTGATGGCGGAAGCTCTGTGATGTTGACAGTTGTCGTATTCTGGATTTCATAGACTCCACGCATTATGTACTGATTGGTTCCAGTAACGTTCTCAACCGGGCCAGAATATTCCTTCCACCAAGGTAAAAGCTTACCGACTTTCTTTCCATCAAGAACCTTTAGGCAAGAATCAACAAGATCCAGAGGGTTTCGGTTTAAAATATTCGTGGCGAATCCTACTGCAATTCCCGAACTACCGTTTAGTAAAACAGTCGGAATGATTGGTAAAAAGAATTTAGGCTCAATCACATTACCCTCTTCTACTTGATTCTCCAATAGTTCAAAGTCTTTGTACAAGAGTCTGAAATTACCAGTAAGCTTGGTAGAGATGTAACGAGCTGCACCAGCTTCAGGCGATCTTAGGGATCCGAACTGACCGATCTCATCAAGTAAAGGTAGGGAATTCTTGAATGACTGAGCCATACCAATGATTGCACCATTTAATGAGCCGTCACCGTGATGATAATGAGCATCAGCTGCAATCTTACCACCTAATTGAAATATCTTTAGGGGCTTCTCATTACCTGATCTCCAAACTTTATCAGCAATAAAGATGATCTTACGAGCAGTAGGTTTAAATCCATCAATCACCGAGGGGATCGCTCGATTTTCTAATGTGTACATACCGTACATCGCATAATCTTGATCGAGATATTCAGTTACAGTTTTATTCTTTAATTGAATCATGTGTTATTAATATACTAATTTAGGTCTAAACAGACCGTTGTTAAAAATCGATGGTCTTCAGGTAGAGTCAAAAGCTCTCTGATATGGTCTTCACGAGCCGCTTGAAATTTCTCAGGCTCGCTGTTACTCCAAAGAGTTACCTGATCGTAATGATTTAGCTTGGCCAGTCTAATCAGTTCAGCATAATCCGTATCTCTTAAATGGCCCTTGAGCGGCATGAGTCCACCGACGCAAGTATTCCACTTAAGCTTACGGCCGTCATAAGTTATCCAATAGTAATCCATCGCATCTTCGCCGACCGCAATAAGTCTTTCGATATCCCAGCAAGCATTGATTACGAACTGGCCTTTGAGTTTCTCAAACTCTGCAAGGATTAGGGTTTTATTGTCTGTCATTTAGAATTTTTGAAATGTTGAGCGTTCGCGAGTCCAATCAATTGACCTCTGTATTTTTGCTATGAACTGTATAAAGCGTTTCATTATATTGAAAGTTTAAGTAGTTTCTCCTTACGAGGTTCAGAATCTGAGCCGAACCAGTCGCTTAGACTATCTTTATATTGTTTATCGTTCTGTAATTTAACCAAGACTGGATTATGAATAATGTCTCTGTACTCAACATCTTCCAATGCCGCAAGACCTTTTTTGTATTCGACTTCCCAACCCTTTGCTCCAGTTTTCTTTTCCCAGTCAGAGTATTCTTCGTTTGAATAGAAAGGTTTTACCTCCTTGCCCTTTTTAGCAACGACCAATGGAGTCATTACCTTAAAGATTCGGTTCTGTTCGAAGAGTTCCGGCCAATACTTATTAAAGAAGTTAATTAACAGACCGGCAATTGAGTCTCCGTCCGGATCTGCGTCAGTATATATGTACACCTTGCCATATCTCAGATCACCCGGTTCCTCTCCTAATTTGATTCCTAATGAAGCCATTAGCTGAACAACCTCATCATTCTGAATGACCCCAGAGTTTGTCATCTCACTAACGTTTAGGAACTTACCCTTTAGCGGAAAGGCTCCAAACGTTTGAGGATCTCTGAACTTACGTACAGCAGAAAGAGCTGACATTCCTTCAAATATTCCAAGCACGCATTTATTTCGGTCCTTGCCCTTTGCATCAATTAACTTAAGTACTTTAGTGCTAGCTAGCGATTTATTAAGCTTACGTAGTTCAGCACGCTCTTCGGCATTCTTCTTTTGTTCAATCCAATCCAGTAAAGATTGGATTACCTCTGATCCAAATACAGCCTTTGCAAATTTCTCAGTCACATCATGTTTTGTACCGAAATCCTTGGCCTCAGTGATTAACTTTTCTTTTGTTTGAGATGAGAATGCTGGATTGATTACTGTACAGTTTATGAAGAGAAATACATGGTTCTTTATTTCAGATGGTTTAACCTCGACCTTGTGCTTTTTCTTAATCATGGCCCTGAGATACTCAATTACCTGATTTAAGATATAACTCTCATGAGTTCCTCCGTCCTTTGTATGGATTGAATTAACGAATGACACTGATTGGAAACCATCCTTTGAAACTCCAAAAGAAATTTCCCAGTCCTTTGATCTTTCCCAAATTGAATCATTCACGTAAAGATCAACGTATTCCTTAAATGTCTTGAACTTATATTTCTCACCGTTAAATTCAAGCTTAAGGCCTGGATTTGCGGCTGCAATATCGATTACTCTTTTGCGCATCATCTTACAATGAGCATCATCGATCTTCTTCATTTCAAATCTTGAAAGATCTGGAACATAGGTTATTTCAGTAAAGCCTTGAGATGTTCTACTTGTCTTTGGAGTTGTTCTCTTTGACATGTTATCTGTGAATGTCTGTAAGAATCGATTCTTTCCGTCTGCTGTGTCAATCACGAATCGCTTTGAGAAAATATTAACTAATGAAGCTCCCACTCCATTCGTTCCGGCAACGGTTCTACCCTCATCATCATTGAAGTTTGATCCAGCTCTCAAGTTAGAGAAGATTAATTCAGGAATCCAAACTTTGTGTTCAGGATGCTGAACAACTGGAATTCCTCCGTTATCCCACACGGTGATGGTGTCCGCGCTAACCGATACTTTAATTGTATTAATTTTACCAGACCTCTTGTGTTCGTCAACTGAATTTGAAATGATTTCGTCAAACAACTTTAAGAATCCTGGATTGTATGTCAATTCCTCTTTTGAATAGAGGCCGTCTCCAAGAATCCATTCATTTGCTGTGTGAGGTTTAGTGGAACCAATGTACATTCCAGGTCTTTTGAGAACGTGTTCAATCTCATCGAGTAGCTGGTATTTCTTTCCTATTTCTTTAGTAGATGCCATATAGTTTCTATTGTATTCGATTTTTTATAAAAGGTTTTATCTAAATTGTAGCATACGAGCCTCAGCGTATTTAATTAAAGATGGGTCTGCTCCGGGTAAATTCTTTAGGAATTGCCATTCGTACAGGTAGGCTAGGTGCTCTTCCTTTCTTGGCGGAAGAGAGTGGCCTTTCATTACTATGTTTAAGTGTAGACTTTCATGAACAAGAACCGCTGCAATATTCTGAATGCCTAGTCTAACATCGTTTGCTGAAACAAAAATGGTTCCCTTTTGATTTAAGGAACCTTTGCAGCTTGAAAAGCTTGCATTAAAAAATGCGACCGAATCGCAAACTGCGATTAACCCACCATAATAAAAACTAGGGGCTGTCCTGATTAGTGTAATTGCTGAGTCAACTTTGGCTCTCCAATTATCTCCAGCTTGATCAATCACGATCTGTGCATGGGATACACCGGTTACTGCCAATAAAATTAGCGTTAAAAATAGTTTTCGCATAATGCTATTATACCAAAATTAAGGTATCTTAACTCCGGGAATTCCCATTAACTGGTTTCTTAATGCTCTAAGCATTGGAATATGATTTGAAAACTTAACAGTCTCGAACCAGAATGGAGTTTTGGTTTTTGAATTTAGAACGACTTGGTAATCGCTAAGACCTGCGTACTTTTGTAGAGTTTGAGAATTGAATACGACTGGCTTTGCAACTAGATTTCCATTCTCCTGACGAATCATCATCGGCGAAGAGAGTCCAACCATGTTTACCCAACGGCCAGCTCTTTCAACTTCTCTAGCCCAATCAACATAGAATACGAAGAGCCTACGACCTCCGTCTACATCAGGACCCATTACAACGACGGTGTTACCCTTACCGAAAGAAACAGATTCGTCAACTACATCAGTTTCAGTAGAGAATTTAGAATCTACTGCATCAGATGGTTCTGAATAAATGTGTGAATATGCTTGGGATTTTAGGTCAATCAATTTACCGATCCAACCTTCATTACGTAATCTCTTGAATACTAGATTTTCAACCGAGAACTCTCCGCCCTTATGAGCGAGCTGTTCGTCCCTTGATCTTGAGATCTTTTTCTTTAGGACAGAAGCTCTTTCCATAATATCACGAGCCTCTTCAGGTCCAGCGCCTTTAATCTCTTCCATCATTTTCTTTATTGCATAAATGTAATGGTCGGATTTTAGCTGAACGTCTTTTGGATCGACGCTAGGCTGGCTGTATTCTGGTTTTCTAATCCATTCTCCCCTTAACAGAGAATATAGGCCTGATGCTAAGTGTAGTTGATTTATGTCCTGTGCGTACAGTTCAACATCGTATCCTCCAATATTTACAGGATGGCGTTGATTCCATACGGTTTTTAAACCTTCCATTGCTATCTTTACAAGTTCAACATCGTCGTTTATCTTGGAGAGATCCATGATAACGTGTACGTCAAAGTCAGAATACTTTGTCCAGTTATAGTTAGCTAGGGAACCAGTAAGTTGAATGTCCTCAATTGGAGCACTAACTTTTAGGTCCTCATAGAAGTCATGAGCGATTTGCAGAAGCTTGGTTCTGAGCTCAGGGTTAATTTCTTCTCCATCCCAGACCATTGGATTCAATTGATCTTGATAGAATTGACCCTCATTTATGAATTCGGTAAATTTAAAAAGTTTCATCAGAATTATTTATCTAAGCATCCAACCTCTCCAGGACGTAAGGGCTTACGTATTTTGCCCATAGTTCCGGATCGTAATTGTTTTTAGTGTTAGATAAAAATTCGTAGAACCTGTTATAAAAAGGCTCGATTACGGACTGGCCGCAGCGATTCAATGGTTTTGCTGAAACGTCAGTAGATGCGATCTTGTGATTGTCAAAGTTAGATGGATTATTAATATCGCCTGACTGCTTGTGACCTGCCATGTCCGAAGGATCCGACCAGTTAAAACAGTACGATGGAACGTAATGTGTAAAGTGTTCGTCCAGATTCTTTTCATCCCTAAGCTTGGTATACCAGCTCAAACCTTCGTAACCGGTCATATCATCCCTAAATCCAATTTCTCGGATTCGATTCATCTTTACAATCACTGATGCTTCCAGAGTATTTCGAGTAAGTTCAACCTTATGTGGAGTTGCAAAGATGCTTCTTTCAGGTTTCCAAGCATCCTTACCGTTCGCAGAGATTCCATCCACTGCTTGGCGAATATGCCATGGTAAATAGGCATCGTCATCGTCAGCAAGCATGAAGTACTCGCCAGTTGCATGAGTTACTGCATCTCTACATATCGCACCTCTATTCGTATAAGATTTGCCAGTTACGTAGTCAGTATCATTATTGATAAGAACTATGTTTAAATCAGCAAGGTCAGGATCAAGGCTCATTGGATTATTAACATCCGTGTTGAAGATAATTAATTCTTTGTGTGGATAATCTTGTTGAATAAATTGCTCTATAATTCTTTCAACACATCTGTATCTGCGATAAGTGGTGCAAATAAAACTTACTTTATTAGTCATGGAGTTTTCTTTTTAAAGTGAATGTTAGAATATTAGTATCGCTATCGATCGGGACGCGTATTGAATCTTCGAGATTACAAAAATTAATCACTTCATAACCAATCGAGTTTGCGAATTTAAAAATGCTTGCTTCATCAAAAAACCAAAGATGCTCGTTAGGTCGACGGTGTTTCCATTTATCGAACCATTCACTCGAATGATAGTGGCACCAAGGTAGAGAGACTACAATGTATTCTGCTTGACAATTTTTTAAAATATATGGATCTTCCATGTGTTCAAGGACGTCAAACAGGGTCAAGACTTCAACCTTATGCGAAACCCAATCTTCAATAAAGATTGCATTTTCTGGAATAGGATAGCCGGTTACATCATATCCATAGCACGAATTAACAATGCTTGAACAAGTCGATAAAAAGGATCCGTTTCCGTAACCTATGTCCATTATAGAGTCGGGAATCTTTCCGATTGAACCGATCACATATCCTAATCTCAAGTTGCTCATCAAATCATTTAAAATTCCATACGTGTTGTATCGAGTATTCACGTACTCTTCATCGTACGTAATGATGTTTTTTTCAATTTGATAAATTAGGCCATCTGAATTTTTATTGTAATTAGGTAACATAAGTTCTTTGTCAAAATTATAGAATCTCATCTCACTATTATCTGAGTTAATGTAAAATGGCGCGGTGAATACGCTTGGCCAAGATCCATGCATTCCATCATTATAGTAATACACAAGCTTTCGAGTTGGATTGTCGAGTACACTTGCAAGTAAAGATAGCCCGGTTGCGCCACCGATGTAGTATTCGCAAGTTAAAATGTGTTCCAAGTTCTCAGTAAAATCAGTACTTATCGTAAACTCCTTTGGGTCTATGTTATCTGGCAGTTTCTTAATACACAGTATTCTAGAGTAGTCGGAGTATTCGCTCGTAGAGTATTCATCGATTATTCCTTGAAGAACAGACTGTGGCCAATTTCGTTGAGGATCATACTCTGCATCAACTAATGGAAATAGACACAACTTTCTTTCAGTATTTTCTGGGTTCGAAATCTTTATCCATTCGCCCTCTCGTTTTCGATAGTCCCACAAATTCCCATAAGGTACAAGACTTATCTCACCAGGCGATTCATCAAAATAATCAGTTCTAGACATTACGAACTCTAAAAAAAGTCTAACATAATCTCTCTTTTGAATTGAAGATTCAGCTAAATGAAATTTGATTATGCAGTTAGAGTTCTTTCTTCTAATATCACAAACAACATTCAAAACGGAAATTAAGTCTCCCATTTTAAATCCTCCTTGAAAGGTGGTCTCGTCAATATTTACGGTTAAATCAGGTCCAGAATAGGACCATAAATCGAATACATGCATTTGAATTATTTATCTTGTCCAGTAAACTTCACCATCCACTAGAGTCTTAACGATTGTCTCGTCCTTTGCAATAGAATTAATGTAGGTCTTTGGATTCTTTACGTTATTGTAAACTCTTTGAGTTCCATTTGAATAAACGACGGTCACCGAGTAACCACCAGGACGAAGACTTAGTTCATTGGTTCTAAATCTTTCGTGTACGATTATTGTTTTTGACATATTTCTTATTTTCCAGTTAATAAATTTCGGATCATTCCCAATAGCATTACGAACACGGTTATCGGCCAGGTTAGGATGACAACTACTCGAGCTATTAGAGTTTTAGGGATCTGTCGATTTGTCTGCTTAGATTCAATGTATTCAATGATGGCTCCCCAAATGAGGCCCACTATCAAGTATGTTGCTAGGTCGTGTAATAAATTAGTTTGCATATAGAATTGTTGGATTATCTTTGTGAACGTCTATTTTTGGGTACGAGATTTTAAATTTTTGAAGATTGAAAGGTCGACAGATCAGGTGAATTCCGTTCTTGCTGTTGATCGTCCAAACTGTATCGTCTCTATCAGTTTCAGAGATTAGATTTTGAACTGAGCTGATTATTGCATTGATCGCTTGATCATGGTCCCCTTCAAGATCCTTGTAATCAATATCGATTATCCAGGTCTTGTCAGGATCGGCGTGATACTGTCCCGCTGCGCAGTCAAATGCTTTTCGAACTGATCTATATTGGCCAGCCTCAATGTATTCAGCAGTTAATCTCATGGCTTTTAAAGCGGCCTTTTTATAACTTCTACGATTGAGTCTAATATAAGCTCTGGCATTATTGTCTTGACACTGTTTAATTATATCAGGCACAAGCTTGTCAAAATGGCCTAATGATTTGACACAGTAGTTCGCAAGAACAATCATGTCCTTGGCCATATCAGGATTATCCTTACGTCTCTTAAAGACCTGTAAAAAGTAGAAAGTATCTTCAGAATCGAATCGTAACATCGATCTGATCTGCTCAGTATTGTTGACCATACTGGCTTATTATACTAAATTGAGAGTAAAAGGTTAGGATTAAGTAACTCTTGTGTCAGCATTTAAGTAATCGATTCCATGTCGATTGGAAATTCTCTTAATTCTCTCGTTTTCGTCAGCAAAAATTGCCCTGCCTCCACCGTAGACTGAAACGTAACTAGCCAACATTATTCCTACACTAGATAATTTATCAAGCACCACTTCCAAGCTCTCAAAACCAATCTCACGAGACTGATTTTTATCTGGTGAGATTGAAATAGATCTCACTTTTGGATCGCTCACAGGTAGAAAGTTAAAGTTATCAAGGTTTGTAATTTGACCTCCAAATTGATATTGACCTGATCTATCGTGCGAAATTGATATTCCAGGCTTAGATAGAACAGTTATCATGTCTTGCGTGTAAGTTTGGTTACCGGTAAACACTATCTTACATGAACCATTTTCGAAATAATTTGTTAGATTCTTAATTGAATTTTTACGAAGAGCTGCATCATTCAGGCCTCCCATCGTATGGTAAAGAGATTCAATTGTTTTTTGAGACTCGCTTGCACTAATTTTAGTCATGTCCTCTTGAACAAGTTTAGTAATCAAGTTCATCAAAATAGTTTGATCATCGATTGCCCTTTTAGCTGAAGCTGAAGCTCTCTTAGTCGGAAACGATCGGTCTGAAAAATCTACATTATCTGATGCCCATCGCATAGCGGTCTTAAAAAATTGAGTTTCGCTAAGTCTTTCAAATCTCTTCATGACCATGTCCAAATCTCTGTATCCAGTTTTAGGAACGATTCGCCTTACTACATTGGTTGATGCGAAGAAGCCTAATGCAAAGTCAGCTTTTGGATTTCGATCAAAACTCTTTGAAAAGACTAGAGTACGATTGAGCAGTTGAGTGAATGATGATGATAGAACAACACCTTTCTCAACTAGGGCTGCATATTCCGGAGAATCAAACACATCGATCAGCCATCTGAATTCAGGTTTCGTTCTAAGATCTTCAAACCATTCGTTTGAATAAACTTTATGTTGTGATTTGGTATTTAATATGCTTTTGGCCTGTATGTTAAGCTGACGGCGAATACTCGACGTCTGCTCAGCATATTCTTGATCATCGACTAGCCCTATTTCCCTTAATCTCTCAAGATCTTCTAACTCGGCCATTAATATGTCAGTCGTTTTTTCTTCAAATAATTTTATGTACTTTGGCATCTATTACGTAATTTATTTCAGGTTTATTTATTCTAGTAGAATTCTTCAAGAATTATCGAAGTCCAGTCCTGGATAACTGTTTTCTTAATTTGGTCTTGGCATCATGCACGTTTGATTTAACTGCACCTGCCGTTGTACCCATGTGAACTGCTGCCTGCTCGTACGATAGGTCCTCATAGACAACAAGTTTAAATGCCAATTGCTGTCGAGTTGGAAGTTGATTTACGATTTCCCTAATCAGGTTCAAAGCCGGTCGATCCGCATGAACGTCTTGGGTTTCAATGTCAATGCCTTCAATATCCGAGAATGCTTTAGTTTTCGTTTTGAACTGTCTGATCCAATTAACCGTTTCATTACGCACGATCCTTGCCAACCATGCAGCAAAAGGGCCGGTGCCGCTCCACTTATCAAGATTCATGAAAGCTTTAGTCAGCCCTTGAGCTACTGCTTGATCAAGGTCGTCTTGATCCTTTAAGTATCGAGCAGCGTTTTGGTAAGCAAGAGGTTTCCACTGATCCCACAGATCTGTGAGAGCTCGACGATTTCCAGTTCGGGCCGCATCGACCAATGAGTCGGTGTGGCGTAAGTTTAAGTCCATAGGTAGACTTATTATACTAAAAAAGGTTAGGACGTTTTAATGATATCGGCTAGAGTCTTGGCACGATCTCCTACCTGCTTTGCCCAAGTTGACCTCAGCATTTCTTCAGAGGCAGCATCAAAGTTTTTCTGTTTGATATGGGTTAGGAAATTAGTAAACTCCGAGAGACCTCTTTTACCTAAATTGAAAACCATTTCAGTTAAGACTCCCTGGACTTGAGTTGGTAGGTTTGGCATGTTCGGGACTAATTCCTGTGCATTAACTTTAGCCTGCTTAAGATCAGTAAAGAGCAGAGCAGTTATCTGTTCTTGAGTCAATGGGGATTTACCAGCCTTAACCTTTTCCGGATTAGCTCCTACCTTTTTTAACTGAGCAGTCGCATCTTCACGATTAAGATTAAAACCTACTCCTACCGTTGGGATCTTTCTGGAATCCAGATACTTAAAAGGTTTTGAGCCTTCATGTTTTATAACTCGATTCTTGATCGAAGCAATAACCGGATCGGTTGGGGGAGGTGGTGCTTTAAATGAGTTGAGGTATTGTTCTGCTCTAATGTTCTTGATGTGGGTCATTATTTGATTCTTGTAGTCAGAATCCATAATTCCAAGCTCGCCGTTGATTGCATCTCCAACGCTTGGATACTCCCATGATTTCTGTGGATCCTCGTGACCTGCCTTCAAGGCCTTATTGATCTTGACTAATGAATATGCATCTGGAATTGATTTGATGGCGGCAGCCAAAGCCTCCTCGTCTGTACCCATTCCAGCGGTTGATGTCTGAATTTGTGCAGCGATTTGGTCTGCAGTTAAGGCCTCGTTTATCCAGCTCTCAAATAGTTTTACATGCTTCATTTAGAGTTACTAATTATTTACCTAGTTATTTATTTGCCGGATCCCATAAAATAAAAAACGGGCCCAAGAGGAGCCCGTTTAGAATAAGTAAGCCCAAACTACTTAGAAATTTTGAAGTTGGTTTTGGCCTATTTTGTAATCTCTATTTGCAAAACTTTTGAATCGACGATGAAGTAGTCTTCTAATCGTTGATAATCTGGTCGTAATTGTCGAAACTGATAATCCAATCTCTTTAGAGATTTCCTTGAGAGCTAGTTCATTAACATGATGCAATTCAAAGATTCGAGCATAGGTCGGTCCTAATTTGTGGAGGACTAATCTCTTTGCGACCTCGTGCAGCCGGTGCGGGTTCAACACAATTTCTTTAGGCTCAACACTTTCTTCGAGTCTACCGGACGGCACATAGTCGTCATCTGCCCAATCCGGAATTAATTGACTTTCCAAAACGACCGGTGTTTCCAACCTCTTTTTTACGGCCTCACACCATCCCCAATAGCAAGTCTTCATCAAGTAATTTACCATGTGAACCTCATTCTCAAATTCAAGTTCTCGATTCTTGGCTGAAACTGCGCTACGAATTGCGCAGAACTGGGCATGCTCAAGATCGTCTTCATGGCTAACGAATCCACCCCATCTCTTTATCGAGACCATTACAAATCCTCGACCCTGCCCAAAGAATTTGACTATTATCTCATCGGTTATTTTCATTGTGTTAGTTTAGCGGAGTATTGACTAGGATGCAGGTCATGCCAACTATCCATGCAGTAAAGATGAATACGATAGCCCAATCCCAGAGAGTCCATTTATTAAGATTCTTCATGAGATTAATGTACAAAAAAACCGGCCACATGGGCCGGTCGGTTATAAAAGATCTATTGATTATTAGTAAAGGTCATTGAGCAAAATGTACTCGAACCAACCAATATCGTCAATTCCGCTAGAATCATACATCCAGGTTTTAACCTGTTCAAGTTCTTGAGAATCGTCATCAGACTCAGAGTCTATGTGCTTTTCGAACAGTTCTTGGAACTTAGATTTTAGAGTATCGATTGCAGCATTTACTTCCGGATCAGAACTCCATTCGTCAACTAAAGTTGTGTAACGTTCTTTAAACGGGGCAGAGTAATTAGTTAAACCCAGATCTCTAAGACGGTCCTTTTCGCCTTTATCGAGGTCTTGATCTTCGTTTATGAATTGATCAAATGCTTTTAAATTTTTCATGAATGATCTTTTATTTTTTGCCTGTTTTTTGGGTGCCGAATTGGGCTGCAACTATCTTTGAGAGTTCAATGTCTTGATCTGTTGCTCGATTGATTGCATCCTTCTCCATTCTTCTCATGAAGTCCGGAAACTGGGCTCCAACCTTGAGCACGCATTCGGTCCAAGGTTTTGGATCGTACTCTCGCTTTTTGGTGTAGTACTCACGAGCAATCTCGCCAGAGGTATCATCGTCCAGGTAGACGGTGTCTGCTCCAAGCTTGAAACTTGCTTCAACTGTTGGGTAATCCTCCATTGAAATGGACCATTGGCATGAGGTTTCATTCTCAAGCTCGGCCCAACACTTCACGCTCTCATTGGTCTCTTCGAACTCAACCAGCTTTTTTACTTTACCTGTGAGCCAGTCCTTAAATGTTTTGGGTTCCTCAGGCGCTGGTGCTTCAGGTGTCGTTTCAGTAGTGTCCTCTTCGGGCTCGGTTTCAGCGGGTTCTTGCACCTTAACTGGCTCCTCTTCAGGCTCGGCTGCAGGTTCAGGCTTGGGCTTCTTCTCCTGCTTTTTGAAAGGCACGGGCTTGTGAGCTTGGTCCGCTGCGCGTTCCATGTCCTCAAAGAAGTTTTCGTATAGTTTAATGTATTTCAAAGTAGAATTATTTATTTAACCGGTTATTACGCTTGGCATTTACTTGGACCTCATGGTTTTTTGGATTTGAGCCTTGAGCTGCTTAAGCTTGGGTAGGGTCTCATCGATCACCTGTACAGGTTCGGGCTCTGGGGCTCTGGAATAGGCCAGTTCACCTTCACCGGCACCAGATCCCTGATCGGGTCTAGACTTCATCATTTGTTCTTGACGACGAACTGCAGGCTTGACACTGCACTGGGCCTCCTCGATCATGCCATTGACAATGTTCATGATCTCTTGCTGTTTTTGAATTAGGTTTGCCGTGCACTCGCTCTGGCCGCTAATGAGATCACGATTGAGTTTCTCGACCTGGGCCGAGAGCTCCATGATCTGAGTCTGTTGGCTCTTGACCCTGATCTCAAGCTCGGAACAGTCGGTCGTGTGGCGATCGATTAGGCTTGGACCCAGACTAATAAGCACTATCGTGAATACAAGTATGAGCAGGGCCGTGATTCGCTGGGCTGGCGTGAAGCTCTTAAGAATGTCTGAAATGTTGTTGAACATAGGGATTCCAGTTTATTGTTATTTATCGCCCGATCTACTGGCACAAAAAAAGCCCCAAATATTGGAGCTTTGATTGCTTGCGTTTTTTATTATTTAACCGACTCTTTCAAGTTCCTCAATACCACTAAATACTCTACCGTTGCCAACAATATTGGTTTCTATCCAATTGTGAACCTCATCCTGGTTATCAGTTGTGGTTACGATCGTGAACCTAATAAAGTTTCTCTGATCATAATTCATTGAGTCAAAACCTTGATCCTCTATCGCCTGCTTCACAAGGTCTATAAGCTCACCGAGCCTTTCCTTAGTATCAACATCAAGCCCAAGTTCATCAATTAAGTCTAGTAACTCAGGTTTTCTCATTTGGTCAATCTCATCTTCGGTTGGAATCTCATCATCTCGTGATACGTAATCCTCCTCGGTCCATTCATCGATATCAACTGAGTCCTCCTTTACCTGAAAATCGGAGCTAACTGAATTAATTTCAGGTAACCACTCAATCAATTTGCTCTTGATGTATTCCGGTTCACTCTGACAAGCTTGATCGAACTCAATCTCGAGCTCAACATCCCAATCAATAAGTAATCCAAGTTCCCTTAGTCGGCCTTCTTCGTCTCCAGTAAGACTCTCGTTCACGAATTGATTAAAGTTTTTAACTAATTTTTGCATTGTTTTATTGTTGTTTTTGTAAGATTATTTATTAGACTCAAGGTCCCGTCTAAGCATGAAGTAGCCTAGATAGTCTTGGTCCTCCCATTCAACCGCTCTAGTCCCGTTCCCGTCCTCAAAGAGCACCACCCTAACCTCGTCCCCGTATTCCGGCGACTCAAGAAAGATCTCTTTAAGCTGTCGTGAACTCTCAGGTCGACGATACTCGTCGGTGTCCGGATCATAGGTTATTATACCAGGAAAGCGACGGCAGAATTCACGAACGCTCGGCTCGGTCAGGTGGGTGAGAGCCAGCAGGTTAAAGACCTCAACCACAGAGTCCAGCGGTAAGCTGTCAAGCAGTTGTTGCTGATTAGCAAGGCCAAGTTCATGGAGTCTGGCAACATCCGGCGGTGGCTCAATGCCAAGCATTTTACAGGTCTCAATCGCGGCCTCTGAGTACATCTCAAGGCGGTCTTCCGCCTCGGCAAAATGGTCCGGATTGAGCACGTCCTGTAGAGTTGCAAGTTCTGAATTATTGAATTCTTCGAATATCTTAAGGTATTTCATTTGAGTTTTTTTTATAATGCTGAGCCCAACATGAACCACATCTTAACATAGAAGCTCTCCCATTGGACCGCAGTATTACCAGCTGAGTCCTTCCACACGATCACATCTACTGGATCTCCAGGATCGATGTCAGCTTCCGGATCAATCTCCTTGTCGGGAATCGCTTTGCGGCTGGCGATAAGCTCATCGTAATCAAGCGTGAAGAGTCCCGGAAACTTCTGAACCAGGGCTCTGAGCCTTGGGCCATCAGCGTGTGTGAGCTCATTAATATTGAACACCAGCGTGACTCTATCGAACAGTTCGTACTCGTCAATGAGGCCAATCTCCCGAAGTCGTTGTTCATCTGGATCAAGTTTAAGATCAAGAGCATTGACCGTTTCAAGTGCGGCCCTTTCAAAATCTTCGAACTCGTCAGGGTTATTCTCGACCACGTCCCTTAGGGTCGGTAGATCAGAGGCAAGTTCCTCGAATAGTTTAATATACTTCATGGGATTATTTATATTACAGGTAGTTACTTGAGCCGGCTAGTCGATCTTCCCAATAGCGCAGGATCTCCTCGTTCGATGTGCCTTCAGGAAAATCAGAGCGCATTGGAAGATTCATGGGTTCCTTACTATCCTGACCGAATCTTGGGTTTTTCACGGTCACATTGGTTACAACAATAGGGTCTGGACCCAGTCTGTCTTTTGCACCGAATTCGGGACTAGGGCCAATGCGGGTGATAATAATCTTGGTGCCGTCCTTGGTATGAAGAGTCTCCATGGACTGGGAGCGGTGAATGTTGGTGCTCTTGGTCTCAGCAGGCAGAGGCAACTTAACCAGATACTCCTTTTGGCTCCAGGCCATGTATCTAAAGCTTACGTCTGGATCATCGCTCCACTCGCCTTCTTCTTCAGCCTTTGCCTGCTCCGGAGAGACCTTGGCAAGACCCAACCAGCTGGCTGCCCATTCAATGGAGAGTAGAATATTCGGACGAACCTTTTCTATTGGTATCGACAATAGGGTGTGTTCACCGAACCTGGCTGCAACATCCCGATCAGAAGAAAAGGAGGTTATTCGATCATGTATGGTGTAGTTATCTGAATCCGGTTCCCAGTCCTGGTGCAGCCCACGCCAAAGAGTCTTCACTCTCTTGGAGTCTAGTTGCCTAAGGCTCTCTTCGCGGATGAAAGGATTGTTCTCGATCAGTCTAATCAGTTCATCGGCATCCGATTCGGTAAACCTAAGACTCTCTTCATTGCCCATGACCCAACTCTCAATAAGCCTCATTAGCTTGGGCTTTAGTAGGTCCCTACTTTCAAAAAGTTGCTTAGATATGATGTACTTCATAAAGTTATTTATTAAAAAAGGACCGATATTGCTATGGGTCCTTTTAGAATCATGTGTACTTGTTTATTCTTGAATTGGGTTATCGCCAACATAGTCTTTGATTAGCTTGGCAGTCTCGGTCTCGCAATAGCTTTTCCATTGGGCATTCAGCCGAATCGGCAGTCTAAAACTCGATCCACGTGGGCCAATCAATTCCAGACCGTTGGCCTTTACGAAATCCATTGCCCGGTCCATCGCATCAAGGCTAAAGTTCTCAAATTCAGCCGGGCTCAATTTCAATAGAGGTTCAAACTTAAGCAGACCGTCGGTGTCTCGGTCTATTATCATCTTGTGTAGAGTCTTGGTTCCGGATTGAGTGTATGAGTCGGGCTCATTTTCGTATCGTGTCCTGATCCTGTCCAGATTGGCCAGCCCAATTCGAAGGGCTCGTTGGGTTAGGCTGGTTCCAACCGATCGAACGGTTGGCAGTATCGTGCAGCGGACTGGTCTGGTCTCATCATCAGAGTCATGCATGAGATTCTCAAATAGTTTAAGGTATTTCATGAGTTAGTCTTTTTTAGTTAGAGTTATTTATTCTCCAACCGCCCGTTCAAAGACGATGAAGTAACCGCCCCTAAAGAACTGGCTTGAACCTGTGGAAACGTGCTGTGCGGTAACTGACACAATCTGCCAACCCTCGGTAAGTAGGGCATCCACCTTGGCCTGCACCTCATGCGAGCCCTGATCACCGGTCACGAGTACTTTTTGTTCTTTCATGTTGTTCTATTTGTATTAGAGGTCAGGACAGGATTCGAACCTGTAATATAGTGCATCCAGTAGATGCTTGCGTCTGACCAATTCCGCCACCTGACTATGTAGTGGAGCGTCATCCATTTCTGGATTATCCACTTCTGTTACGTTATCTCACGATAAGAGGCTTTACAGAGCACCATGTAGTCAGGACAGGATTCGAACCTGTATAATTTCATCTCTACTCTATGAGTCGGAATTACTGTAACCGCCCAGCGCCTGACTATAGAGTCTATTATACAAAAAAAAGGGGCTCAATGGCCCCTTATTAAACTTGAATAGTAATGTTTAGTTTTCGTCGCTGATCCAGGTCGCAAGCTTTAGTGCAACTCGTCTGGCAAGCTTCTCCATTGAGTAGTCGCCAGGATTAGCGGTCACGGTTATTGAGTCTTGGTTCGTTGACCCATCGCCCTTGGTAATGAATACGTCAGCAACATCGCCAGCCGGTGAAAAGTCATCCTCTTCTTCCTGGCCCTTGTAGTAGTTATCAGTTGCGGGCTCAATGAAGTAGTAGTTCTCAGGATCTTCTGGACTCTCAACATAGATGATGTAGCCGCCTTCGACGTCGCTAGATTTTTGAAGAGATGTATTCCATTCAGGTAGTAGCTTATCAACTTCCATTTTAATGGCGGTCATTAGGTTGGACTCAGTCGTTGTTCTAAACGAAGCCATGCGATCGCCCTCTTGAATTTCGTTCTCATTAACGAATTGAGTAAATCCTTTAATTAATTTTTTCATTATCTGTATTTTTTTTTTTGTAAGATTATTTATCTAGGTCAAGTCAATCTCTTCTCCCGATTCATTGTCTATTAATACAGAACAACCTGCACGCCTTGCAATCTCTTGTGCTCTATCCCATAGTGCTTGATTGACCGCCTCATGATCTTCATCCGAATCAGAGTCGAGTACCGATGGATCCAGTACATTGGCTAATGAGTCAAGGCTAATTAGCACGTTTTTACCCGGCAGGTTGCTGAACTCAAGCCTAAGCATGTCGTCGTTACTGTTACCCGAATAGGCAGTTGCAACCGTCTGAAATCCCATTGTTCCAAGTTCTCTAGCAATGGAATTAGAGTCTTCATGGTCCATGTGGTTTTCATTTACGAACTGTTGAAATCCTTTAATTAATTTTTGCATTATCTGTATTTCTTTTTTGTAAGATTATTTATCTAGGGGACCGTGGACCTCTTCTCATCCCAAAACACCGAGGCGCGCCCTACACAGTAAAGTAAAGAGATTACTCTAGCTACTAAACCTACCCAGTCTAGTAAACCGACCAAGTCTACCTATACTATAAAAAAGATTATTATAGAAGCCAACACTACAGCCAGCCCTATAGGCCAAACCCAATCAAAGCTTATCTCTCTTCTTTTCATATAGGCTAGTATACCCAATCTCGCTCAAGCCAGGACCCGGACCGGGACCCCAGGAGACCACCTGACCGGGGCCGACCCTGGCCAACCGCGGCCCTACCCGGGACTAGGGAGTAGACCCCTCAGCCACGCCCAAGAGGTACCTACTGTGCGGACCTGGGGACTACGGAGTACGGCGAGCCCCCGCCCCGGCCCCGGAACGGGCCACCCTGGGTCGCGAGGGGCCCACGACTCGGGACATATACGGACACCGCGGGACACCGAGGCCGGGGTTGTCCCAAGAGTCCACGGACCCGGCCGGATAAATAACCTCATGGAGAATACAGACAATACCGCAGACCCTCGCGAGACCCGGACCTTTCCGACCGGCGAGCTCGTGTACAAGAAGGAGGCCGCGAAGTTCTTGGGAGTTTCCCTAAAGACTGTGGACCGCTATGTAGCCGACGGCAGGCTGCAGAACTGGAAGAATCAGGTCAATGGCCGGACCTACTATGACAAGCAGGACCTACTTAAGTTACTAGGGAGTAGGCTGCCCCAGTCCCGAGAGGTATGGGTTTATACCCGATCCGCTCCAATCGAGGGAAACCACACGTTGGGTAAAGGGGCCAAGGCTAGACTCGCAGCCCAGACCGAGCGGGTCCTGAAGTACTGTGCGGCGGCCGGGGTCCGGGTGGACCGAGTAATTGAAGACGTGGGCAAGGCTGGCTCTCTCGCCGGCAGGTCTGGCCTGGACAAGATCATGGACGGGGTACTGCGCAAGCAGGTCTCAATGATTGTCGTCGAGACCCCTGACCGGATCGCGCGCTTTGCTGGCCAAGAGATCATAGAGAGATTCCTGACCTGGCACGGTGTCGAACTGCATGTAGTTAGTAAGCACTTAACAACTGAAGAGATGCGGGAAGAGTTAAAGTCGGATCTAGCTGATCTCATCCTGGAGTCCCGTCGCTTGATTGGGGATTAGAGAGAATATGGAACCATTGGCTCGCCGGTCAGGCTACCACCGCCATCGAACGGCAGGTCTGTTCCCATTGGAATCTCGGGCGCGTCCTCGTCCAGCACGTAAATATGGTCATAGCGGCGGCCCCATTCGCGTAGGAGTACCGCTGCTTTGGAGTTAGCTTCATTCTCGATCTCGCTACCGTCGCCGCCGTCCAAGGCTTTACCCTCTTCGCGTTGGCGCCAATGCACAAGCTCGTGAGCAAGGGTCCGGTACCAGTCAGCTGGAATCCGCTGACCTCTTAGTACCCAGATTAGATCTTCCTTTGGACTATAGTAACCCATTGCCCTGTGGTCTTGGGCCTTTGAGTGGTCATCCCCTATCTTGATGTTGGGGCTGGTGGTTATCCCTAATTCTGCTATACAGAATCTGATGAAGTCTAAATCCTTTTGCGCTAATTTCTTTGTCATATAGAGTTATTTATTTGGGGGCGATGAAGGTACTTGTGACCCGAATCCCCATGGCCTGGGGGCTCAACTCCAGAGCTCACCGGGGGAGGCACGGTTTTGGGGTTAAATAACAATAAATCATAATCTCTCAATGGCTAAATCAACTAAAACCTCAACCGCCTCAACCTTTAGACTAAAGACTAAAGTGAGCAGACCCGGCGTGCACGCGAAGTCTAAGACCTCTAACAGCAAGAGCTCCAAGAACTACGTGAAGCGCAATGTCGGACAGGGCTAAAAGAAGAATGGACTCCTTTTGAGAGTCCATCCATCAGTCGTAAAAAATGAAAAGCTGTTCTTTCAGCTACAGTAGTCTTATACTGTAATTTGGATTAAGGTTTTACCAAACACAAAAAAGGGGTCCCTCTTGAGGACCCCTTTCTGGTTATAGATAGTTTGTTTAAGGCTTAGATTGTAGCTAGACCTGCGTGTTCTAGATCCCAGCTCTTAGCGAATAGGTTACCACCCTCTACCTTGAAACCTTTATGGTTCTTTAAGTTGAAGACAGTATCGTGACTGCCAATCCATGTCAACTCGTTAACAACATCCCAGATAGTAGCATCAGTCTTGATGAACTTCTTTTGAGCATCCGTCAACTGTAGAGGATTGAAACCCTTACGGAAGATACGCTTTGTAGTTGCATCGAACTCTGGAAAGAATTGAGACTCTGCATTCTTAACTAAGTGGGCCTTGAAGTTAGGGTCGTTCTCTTGGATTGCGCCGGTTACCGAGTACAGGGCTCTCTCCAATTCTGAGTAGCTTGCCTTGGTGGTCATGGCTCTCTCCAACCTGTCTTGGAAGGTTTTAGGTACGAACCCGTTCTTTGCCCAACCTTGCATCTGCTCTAGCAATTTGCGGAAGGCATCTTGACCCTGACCGAATTGGAACGCTGTGTCCATGTTGCGAGCGACCGCGCCGTTGGCACAGGCCAAACGATAGAAGAAGTCGTCAACTCGGCTTACGGTCTGTCCGTTGACGAGAGAGATACCGAAACGGAATACCTCGTCCTTACCGATCTTTTCATAACCGATCTGGCTGCCGTGGATCATGTTAATAGATAATCCGCCTGGACCGCCACGGTCGATTGACTCAACGTGCATGTCCGGAATTTCGTTTAGGATGGTCTCTGCTGTAGCGAACAGCGTATCATTAGATAATCTGTTGTACTTGTCTCCCTTCACGATGTTGGTTACCTGATGGCTCGTAGAGTCGCCGATTAAGAGGAACTCTTTATTACCATCACGGGTTTCTGAATAGGATTTTACTGCTTGTAGAAGCTTGGTCTCGATCTCCTTGTCCGAGTTCTTATTCATCTTCGTGATTAGGCCGGTGTTGATGTTTACCATCTGGCCCAGACGATTGAAGAACTTATCTGACACTGGAACTCGTGATCCCTCGATCTCGATGTGGTTATGTTTGATTGAGTTGTCGTCCAACTGGATGTCTGACAACTTCACTCGCTTTACCAAGGGGTCGTTGCCGCTTAGGTCTGACTTAATCTGATTGAATTCTGATTGGCTTATCATGTCTGTTTGATTTATTTTATTGGGTTAATATACTAAATTTTGTGCTGAAGTTTCCGACTATTCTGCTGCAGTTTCAGCGGTTTCTGCATCAGTTTGGGGTCTCTTAACGCTTAGGAACAGGGAGTTGAACTGGCCCTCTAAGTGTTGGCGACGTTCTGACTCTTGCTCGGCCAACTCGCTAACCACGGTCTCCTGTCTCCATGCGGCCTCGTCCCAACGTACCTCACCTTGGACTAGGGAGTAGTACAGGCGCTTGCCGACTAGGCTACCGCCTCGGCGGTTCTTCGAGAACTCTACGAACCTGCGACCCGCATCGTCGAACTTGATCTCCATCATTGAGGTCGTGGCGTGCTTGAGGTAGGTTGAACCGACATACTCACCGCCCTTAGTCATGTGTTGGATCGCGAAGATTGCTTTACCTTTCTTGTCAGCGGCTTCGATAATCAGGTTGGTTAACCATGTCTCGGCCTTGGTAGACTTCCAGCCAAGCACGTCTTTCAACTTGACAATAATGTCTTGGTGAGAGTCAATTAGGATTACGTCATAGTCGCCGTTGATCGCCTTCTCTAAGGTCTTATCGAAACGACCCATTAGATAATCCATAACTAAGAGAGTTGGGATGGTCTCGATGATCGGCATCTTTCTGTAATAGAAGAATAGATCGTTACGAGTCATTTCACTTGAGATGTACAAGATCTTGGCGGTTGGGTCCTGCTGCTTGATCTTGGCAAGCATGTCCAAGGTTACGGTTGATTTACCTACGCCTGACTCGCCGATTACTATATTAGCCGTGCCCGAGAAAATACCGCCAGCCTCGTCATGGTCCGACATTAATTGATCGAACACCGAGCCGGTCTTGAACTTGCGGAAGTTAGGAAACTCCATTGAGCCAATCTCGAAGATCTCTGGTTCATCGCTGATTTCTACTACGGAGTCAGCCTGTGCTCCAGCCGTGGCTCTAGCTATCGTGCTTTGGCCTGGACCTGGGACTAGGGAGTCTCCCGTTTCGAAGCGAAGCTTCTTGATTACCCCATTGAAGAGACCGTACGAGATGCCTGAGGCGTCTGCTGACTGAGTCATGAATTGGGTGTACAATTGTTGGACGGTTAGTTGAGGTACTCGACCGCCATGTTGAGCTTCAAAGAAGTCTCTTACTACTAATTCTTTTTTACCGATACGTTCTTGCATATTACTTTTGGTTTTGATTGTTAAGACTAATGTACTACAGTTTTATCTATTTTAGTCGTCAGCAGAGCCGTCGAAATAAAGAAACTCTACAGCTTCAGCCATTTCGAATTGGCCCATGTCCTCGAACATTGTGTAGGCTCCGTCGGGATCCGACATTGCTACGACCTCCATTGCTTGATAAACGACGTCCTCGCCGAATATTTTGATTGCTTCATCTACTACTTCTTGTGTTACCATGATGTGTGGGGTTTAGGCGTTAATAAAGAATTGAGTTTCTACTTTCGCACTGCGCCAATCGCCCGCTAGGAGATCCCAGAAGGTGATAACGCTAGGTGGGGTTTGACGTACACCTTGAGGATGTTTGTCGGCCGGCACGTGGCGTAAGTTGGTGGTTCCTTGGACTTCACGAAGAGATCCGTCCTTTTTGACAAAAAAGAATTTTACAATTCCAGTCTGTAGTTGTGCCCTTAAGGTTTGGGCTTCGATTGGTTGAAATGATATTGACATATTGATTAAGATTTAGAAAGCAAATATAAAACAAATTTCTCAAACCAAAAAATTTATTTTCACTTTTTTTAAAAAAAGTTATTAACATCCAATTGTTAACAACTCGCTAGGTCTGGTGCAGGTCGGAGTATACCTCCCGCTTCCTTGTTCCGAACCGTCCCG